GACGAGCTTCGCCACTACCTTCAGGTCAGTGTGAAGTTCAATGGCTATCCTCCGAAAATCGTTTTGGTCACTCGCCGCAGTCAGACTCCGCTGGATGAAGAGTCAGTTGATACGCTGGACTTTGCCGACATCCGTAATGTGGATCTGACCATTCGTCCTTACTCCTGGGTCACACAGGAGGGTACACCCAATGAGAAACGCGGCGTCAAAGCCTACCTCAAGACGATGTATGTTACCATTGAGGAAGACGAGTTTGCGGAGAAGTACGCCGCAATGGAATATCCGGAAGAGTAAAAAAAACGATCTTGGGGACGCTGGTTATGGAGGTGACTGGCGTCCCCATTTCTTTATTTGGAAAGGAGAAACCGATGAAACCTTTCTGGAAAAAGACCGGGAAGAAAAAATCGAAAAAGCATTCTGCTCCTGTGAAAAACAAACAGGTGTCATCAACACCAAAGCCTAAACCGGAGCCATGGAAACCGCCTATGTCTGCTCCTCAAAAGGAGCCTATCGTTCCCAAAGAGCCAAAGACAGTGCCGCCGGCTCATACTACCAATCCGCATCCAAGGGACGGCGAGTTCTACAAAGAATTTCGTTCTACTTTTCGGCAGCTTATATCGGAGAAATTCCGCCCTTGGGATATTTGGAAGGATTTCATCATCATGTCGGCTTGTGCCATTTCCAATAGTGTGGATAAGAGCCACTATGATGAACGAGAAAAGCGGTATCTTGAACTTATAAATAAGTATGAAAAATCGAAGCAACACCTATTTCCAGAACTCTTTGCTGATATGGTGATGGCCTTAGGCAAAAATCCAGAGCAAGATTTTCTTGGAGAAATGTTCATGGACCTGCGCCTCGACTACGACGAGTTAAAGCAAATATTTACACCATACCATGTATGCCAACTGATGGCCGAAATAGGTATTGGCGATATTGTTTCCCAAGTTGAGGAGGAAGGATATGTCACTATCGCTGACCCCTGCTGTGGAGCCGGCGCAAATTTGATTGCTGCCATAAACACGGCTCACCGTAAATTAGAGAATGCTGGTTTGAACTATCAGAACCACATATTGATTGTCGGTCAGGACATAGAGGAAGTAGTCGCTTTGATGTGCTATCTCCAGATTTCTATGCTTGGAGTAGCCGGATACATTAAGGTGGGTAATACCCTTACAAATCCAATAAGCTCTGCTGACACTATGGAAAATTATTGGTTCACTCCGATGTATTTTTCTGATGTGTGGCATACCAGAAGGATCGTTCACAAGTTTACAGAGCTATTTGAGAAAGGAGACACCAATGAAAAACAACCTTAGCTGCAACGGATGCAGATATACTGCGGAGAAGAACCGCATCGCCTGCGATTGTTGTGTAGATCGCAGCAACTATTCTCCGCGGCAGAGAATCCGCTATGGGGAAGATTTGGATGCTGATATTTACACTGCGATTCAGAAGGCCATGACGAATCTCTCCGTTACCGGAACTTTCATGCCGGTAATCGAAAATGTTATGTTCAAAGACCCGGCTACCATTGTGTTCTGGGCTGACGGAACCAAAACCGTTGTCAAAGCCCTCTATGAAAAGTTTGATCCGGAAAAGGGGCTGGCGATGGCTATTGCAAAGAAGGCCCTTGGCAATAGGGGCAACTACTTCAACCGTATCAAGGTATGGACGGAAGGATGTTCGGGGAATAAGGATAAGTGATACCTCATGGCCATTCAGCTCTATGACCATCAACGCAAAGCCTTGGATAGCATGAAAACAGGCTGTATCCTATGCGGCGGGGTCGGTTCCGGTAAGTCCAGGACCGGCCTCGCTTATTATTATCTCCAAGAGGGTGGAAACCTGGATACGGACGATTATGTTCCGATGAAAAATCCTCGGGATCTTTACATCATCACCACGGCCCGAAAGCGTGATACCTGTGAATGGCAAGGTGAATTGGCTCCGTTTCTGCTCTCCCCTAATCCGGAAGCAAATTACTACAAAAACAAAGTTGTAATAGACTCTTGGAACAACATCGCTAAGTATAAGGAAGTCACTGGAGCTTTCTTTATCTTTGACGAGCAGCGGGTTGTCGGTTATGGGGCTTGGACAAAGGCGTTCCTTAAAATCGCCAAGGCCAATGACTGGATCTTACTTTCGGCAACTCCTGGAGATACCTGGCAGGATTATATCCCTGTTTTTATTGCCAATGGCTTCTATCGCAATAAGACCGACTTCGTTGACCAGCATATCATCTATGACTGGCGAGCAAAATACCCTAAAATCGACCGCTACCTAAATACTGGTCGACTGATTCGGTTGAGAAATCGCATCTTGGTCAACATGGACTTCAAGCGCCATACTATCTCCCATCACGAAGACATCTATGTCCAGTATGATATTCAAAAGTACAAGCAGGCTACCCGCACCAGATGGGACCCCTTCAAGGACGAGCCCATTACAACGGCTGGCGGGTTATGCTATGTTTGGAGAAAAATTGTGAACAGCGATGACTCCAGACAAATCGCACTTTTGGAAATCTTTGAGGACCATCCCAAGATGATTGTCTTCTACAACTTCGACTATGAGCTTGATATTTTGAAAAATCTCTACTACGGAGAAAGTGCCGAAGTGGCGGAATGGAACGGCCATAAACACCAGCCGATCCCCACTTGTGAGAGCTGGGTATATTTAGTCCAGTATAATGCCGGTGCCGAAGGGTGGAACTGTATCAGCACTGATACCATCGTCTTCTATTCCCAGAACTATTCCTACAAAATCATGCAGCAGTCGGCTGGACGGATTGATCGAATGAACACTCCGTTCACCGACTTATATTTTTACCATCTGAAAAGCAGAGCCGGAATCGACCTTGGAATTAGTAAGTCTCTCTCGGAGAAGAAAGACTTCAATGAGGGGCGATACGCACATGGCATCGTTTTCAAGAATCAACCCATATCGTTTGCAGAACTCCCTTATGTGAAGCAAGTGGAGCAGCGGGTTGCTGAGACCGGCGGAGATCCATCTTGGGTCACAAAAATCGTGGACAAAGATGATCCTTACGCAGTGTTCCTGGAGAAAGGCAAGTCAAATAATCCTCGCTACGGAACAATGTATCCAAGTGTTTGCCCCATGTTCCAAGGGTATTGGCTTCTCGGAGGGACTGGAAGTGTCCAATGTTCCAAATGCAAGAACTTGATTCCCGGCATCCAATGGGACTTTGTCTGTAAGGACCATCCAGAAAAATGTATCTATCGGATAGGAGATTCTAACTGATGCAGAAAGCCATTTATAATTCCGAGCCATGTTGCTCAACTTGTATGAATTTGGGTTGGGCCCCTCCAGAAGCCTGTGTCGAGTGCTTAAAGTTATGCAAAGAAGAAGTGTTCATCTTAAAACTCGGAGTAGGACTTTTTGCTGACAAGGCTATCATTAAAAATCATGATGGGCAGTTAAAAACTGTTCCTATCAGTAGATTAACCTTAATCGAGTAATGAAAAATTGAAAGGAGAAAACCCATGCGTAACAAAATTATTGCTGTCGATTTTGACGGTACTCTGGTAGAAAACAAGTGGCCGGAAATTGGTGCCACCAATACCAAGGTCCTCGATTACTGTAAAGAGGAACAGGCCAAAGGAACCCGCATCATCCTTTGGACCAATCGCGTAGGGGACGCGCTGGACGCTGCTGTTAAATGGTGCAAGGAAAATGACCTGCACCTCGACGCAGTCAATGATAACATTCAGGAGTCTATTGATTTCTTTGGATTCAATACCCGTAAAATTTATGCGGATGAATTCATCGATGATCGGGCTCTGAATAAGTTTTCTCTTCCGTATTCCGAGGAAACATCTAATACCTGGGCCGCAAAGGAAGTTGACCTTGCCTGCCAAAAAGAGCGGGAGGCTGCTGATGGTCCGGACGACTGGAAATATGGCGTGGGCTGCTATGAAAGCGCGCTCAAGGCTTATCGCAGTCTTTGTCAGGATGGTCACAGCGGGTTCAGCATTCAGCTTACAAAAGGCATTCTGAATCGCTTGATTGATGGGAAGTGCCTGACGCCTATCGAGGATACTCCCGATGTTTGGGAACCGGTAAAATTCGGTGAGGATGATCCCAAAACTCATTATCAGTGCAAACGCATGTCCTCTCTCTTCAAAGATGTAGCAGAAGATGGCACTGTTACTTATAGTGATGTGAGCCGTGTTCAGGCCATCAACATCGATAACCCCGATGTAGCGTTCCAGAATGGCTTTGTCACTCGCCTGGTGGATAAAATCTTTCCCATCACCATGCCCTATTTTCCGGCCAGCAAGAAGTTCCGGGTGTACCGGGAGGAATTCCTGACCGATGCCAAGAATGGCGACTATGATACCGTGGCCTTTCTTTACATCATTACCCCGGATGGAAAGAAAATCGAGTTGAACCGGTACTTCAAAGAGGGGCCGGACGGCATGGTCGCTATTGACAAGGCCGAATATGACGAGCGGAAGGCCAGGAGGATTGAGAAAAAATGAAGAATTCTGACACACTGCTCGTCAGTTTTGACCATAAGCACGGCGACATCGCGGTGCTAATTATTGGGCGTAAAGAACCTGGCGAGAAGGTTCAAATCATCAATCAGTTCCAAGGCAGAGAAGCGGAAGAACTGTACCGGAAACTTTCGGGAGAGGAGAAATGAAAATGCCTGGCGGATTAGATTTCAATATCCGATATGAAACCCGGCTCTGTAAGGTGAAGGGTGAGCTTGGGCTTTTTCATTGTTGGGAGCATTGGACCAATGTCGTCGGTGCCAGTGCTCTTCGTGGCGGTCACCCCGGAGGTCAAGTGGGACAGGTTTATGGCATTGTTGAGTTCAAGGACGGTGTTCGGAGAGTCGAACCAACCAGTGTGCATTTCTGCGACGAGACAAATGCTATTCTCGCAAAAATGGAGGAAGAACGCCATGTTGAAAATTGAAAATACCGAAGTTCTGGGGTGGGAACATGCAATCCGTGGAATGCGGAACCCAATGAACTCTTGGGAGAAGAGCGATAGTGGATATGGATGCCATTTAACCAAAGGAAGAGACCAAATCGATTGGACGCGACACGAAGAAGGAGAAGAATGCCGTTGCACGAATTGCGACTGGTGTTCGCCTCTTTGTGAAGATGATTTTGATTCGGAATATAGCAAGCATGTTCGCGAATTTATTATTGGCCCTAATGACCTCAATCTCATGACTCGCCTTCGTAATGCCGGCACCGACCATCGGAAGTTCATGCGGATGATCGTGGTGTATGTCGATTTGACTGCTCCTCTGTACTGGTGGAAAGAGTTCGATACCTATAAGGTTGGGACGGTGGCCAATTCCTGCTCCACTATGCATAAGATTGCAGAGAAGGAGTTTACGCTGGAGGATTTCAGTCACGAACATCTTGCAGAGTGCGACGGAGAATGGGTCGATATATTAACTGTGGATCCTTATTCGTTTCCTGCAATGGAATCTACTGATATTTTAAAAACCGTTGTTGAGGGTCTTAATCGTTTCAGAAGTCGATACATTGAAACAAAAGATAAGAAATACTGGTGGCAGATGATCCAGCTCCTTCCCTCTTCCTATAACCAGCGACGAACGGTCATGCTCAGCTATGAGGTTCTGGCCAATATCTACAAAAGCCGGCGAAATCATAAGCTGGACGAGTGGCACATTTTCTGCGACTGGATTGAGGGCCTGCCGTACAGTGAGCTGATTACAGGCGGTACAACTGATGAATAAAGAGCAGAAGTGGATTGAAAAGCATCCCTTTATATGGTTTTTGATGCAGAAAACCGGTAACTTTCTGTGGTTCTTTGCTAAATTCTCTATCTGTATGCTTTTGTGGCGTGTAATGCACCATTGAAAGGAGAATGTGCGATGACTCTTCATGAAAAAGTGGTTTTGTCAGCCTACACCGGCATTCTGATGTGCGATATGTCTGAAGTTCATAAGTACATCGAACGGATTCTTGGCCGACCGGTTTGGACTCATGAGTTAGCCAGTGAGGCATTATGGAACACAATCAAAGAAAAAGCAAGACCTGATTTTCTCAAAATCATCGAAAGATAAGGAGAACCATATGGACTGTAAAAACTGCGTCTCGGCTCTGGTTTGTAAGGATGCCCAAGACCCCTCCTATCGGGAAAAGATTCGGGAGGGAGAGATTAGTTGCTGTGACTTTTACCCCAGGCCGGATGGCTCACTGAAAAAGGCCATCTCTGCCGTGGCTAAGCTGGACTCCACTTCAGGTGTTCCTCAGAGCGTCTATGTTGCAGAGGAATGCTCCGAGCTTGTCAAGGAATTGATGAAAAAGGAGCGGAAGAAAGGCAACAATTTCGCCATCATTGATGAAGCCTGTGATGTTCTGACTACTGTCTTTATCATGCTGTATCAGTATGGCGTAACCGAGTGGACAATCCAGCAAAATATTCTCGCCAAATGCAACCGTGCGCTGGAGCGATACGAAAAATTTGGTGAGCTATAAGCCATTTGACACTCTTCGGCCAGGCATGGTATGATGAACTTGGATAAGTCGCATCGACCATGCGCAAAAGGCACAGCTCCTATTATGGAAGGAGGTTGTTAAGCTATGGCTGAACGCAACGAGTCTCGCCTTCTGAATGGTGGTGACGATTCCATGGGCATGACAGACAACCAGTACAAGGGTATGCTTCTGGACCAGTTGGAAGACTGGCAGGAGATCCTTGATCTGGCGGTCGAGGCCGGGAACACCGAAATTCAGAAAAAGGTGGAAAAGCAAATTGCGAAAATCAACGAAAAGCTGAAATTCTAAGCCTCAACCAAAGGGGAGGGCCTGCGGAAACGCGGGCTCTTCTCTTTTTCTATTTTTAAGGAGGAACGACCATGAGTGCAGAAAAGGTGCTTCGCCATAAGGCGATTTGTGACGAGCTGAACAAGCTCTATGAAAAGAAAAATCATGATTACGGCGACAGCTTCCATCAGACCTTTGTGGAAGAGGGGCTGGCTATGACCCGTATCCGGCTGGGCGACAAGTTTTCCAGGTTCAAGACTCTCTCCCGCATCACCTGTACAGATAGTGACCAGCAGCAGGTTACGGATGAGTCCATTCGGGACACGCTGATGGATCTGGCGAACTATGCCATCATGACCATTTTGGAAATGGATGGCGAGGAAGGCTCTCTTATTTATGCCAATGGGCGGCCAGTTGAATTTGTGAAGGAGGGAACATTATGTGGAAACGAGAACTCTTGAGAAATAAGCTCTATGCTCTACTGCTCGTAGGGCTCTCTTTACCCGTTTTGTTCATAGATGGGGATGCGACAGTAATGGTTATTATGCTGTTCTTCGCTGTCCCCATGTTCTTTGCGAAAACCAACTGGATCATGGGAGGCAGCTATGCAAGTCAAGAAAGCAGGAGGAAAAGTGTACGGCGCCATACTCACCGCTGCGGAGAAAAAGGCGATGGATTTGGAGATCCAGCGAGAGCTTGCCGAGTACGACAGAAAACATATTGCAGAAATCGACGCCACCATTCTGTGGGTGCTGCATGAGCAATTTGGGTTTGGAGCTCAGCGGCTCCGGGCCTATTATAATGCCTTCCACGACCGCATCAAGGAGCTTGTCAGCCGGTATGAGATGGAAGACCAGGATGACATTTGGCTCTGCACCCAGATGCTGAAACGGATTGGCGTCGACATTGAGGCGTGGCATAAGGAAAGCGAGGAGAATAATGTTGGCGCCAAATGACCGAAAAAATGCAGAGGGTTACTCAGACCCCACAGCTTACCAAGCTCTAAAAAATATTGAGGCCGAGGAAGAGCGATTCCATAAGCTGCTCTATGCCATCTTTGATATTTGCGAGTTGGCAGATTTCGCCATAGAAGGCCGTATTGTGCTGATTGACAAGCGCTCCGGAAAGGTTTGGAGGTGATAATCAATGACTACGGAAGAGGCTCTGGAAGTTATTCAAAAAATTGCGGACGCTTGGGATGCCTTTGCTCAAACGATAAGGGACGCGGCGCAGGCGCTCCAGGATATGTTTCGCAGCCTGGATGAGAACGACGAGATCTATCCCGAACGCAATGGAACACCACCGAAAAAATATGGGATGTCGCTCCGTAAGCGTCCGTACAAGACTTTCTCCCACTACCAATACATCCCGGTAACGCCACGAGACAGGCCTTACCAGCGGCGTGCCTATTGACTGGAAAACAGAGATTTTGGCTCAGTTCTCTCTAATCTAAGTTAGAATTTGGGCCAATTTCTCTGCCCACTTTTTAGTTGGAAATTGGGCGTATGCCCGGTTTTTATGGCCAGATTGGGAAAATTGGGGCGCCTGGAAAGACTTGTACGGACGGTTTTGCCCAGAAAAAGTGGGTTTTTGCCCGGTTTTATTTCAAAAGTGGGCAGCCGGAAACCGTTGGGGCGCAAGGCTTTGCGGGTTTTCTGCCCACTTTCCCACTTTTTTCTCTTATTTAATGCGAAGAAAAAACATTAAAAATATATATAACTGGCGAAAAAAAGTGGGTTTTTGGGCAGAGAGTAAAAACCGACTTAAAAATGACGCTTGTGTAATTCGCACTTCCCTTTCAGGACGGGGTGTGTTATACTGGCTATGCTACACAAACAGATATTTGATCATCCTTTAGGGGAACACTGGCAAATAGTGTTTCTCTCTTTACTCGCGCGCCCTATTGGGTGGTCAATGAGTTTGTGTAGCAACAATGAGGGATACACTTTTGCAAGGGTGCGTCTCTTCATTGGGGCGCACTCTTTTTTGTATTTTCAAGATGATTGGAGGGAAGCGCAGTGGCTGATCGAAAAGTAGGCGGAGGAGATATAGCAGGGGTTGTCGCTGCTGTGGCCGGAATTGTCTCTGCCGTTACCCCTATTGTAAGCGATGCTATGGAAAAACGGAAAGACAAAGTCAGTGGAAATGAACTGGTTATCATTCCGGCTCTTTATGACAAGAGCTTTCCTCTTAGGATGGAGCAGGCTATGGAACTGTTAAGCAGCTATGGTCTGAAGGCTATGCCCAGTATGCTGACGCTTCGAGAGGCCCGAGTAAAGTATAAGGACTGCTTTGATGGACAGGTCATCGATTCTAAACCTAAAAGCAATCAAAAAGTACGTCCGGGAACAACTGTGCTGATCCGGTGCATTTCTCAAGAGGTCATCGATGAAAGTCAGAGGTTGTTTGATGAAGCTGAAAAATTAAAAACGGCTGTCAAGCAGGAACGAGCTGCCAAACGCTCGGAGCAGATGGAGCGTGCCAAATGTATGGTCACTGATGCCGCTGATCGGGCAAGGTCTGGCGTCGAAAAAATCGTTCACCGTAAAAACGAAAAGAAGAAAAATGGAAAGGAGCCATCGCATGAGTAGAGGTAGTGGGAAGAAGCGCAGCACCGCTGGTTTAATTTTGGATGTAATCCTGACCCTTTGTACCGGTGGCCTGTGGCTTATTTGGATACTGATTCGGTACTTGAGGAATAACAGCTGATGATTTACAACTCGATATTTTTGGATTAGCCGAGATGCTTACGGGTGTCTCGGCTTTTTTCATGCTCTTTTGTCTTCCGCCAAAAAAACAGACTCTTTTATGGAGAGGAGAGAGATGTGTGTTTCTAAACCGAGTATTTTTCCCGAGTTTGAAATGGATTGTGTGGCAACAATTTTACACATCCCTCGCCTCCTCCTTTATTTTTTGCAGAAAGGAGGCCTGTTTCATGCCGAGAAGTTCCAAGTTAGAGAGTGGTTTTCAGGATCGACTCGTTGAGACCTTGAAAACGCTATTCCCTGGATGCATGGTTTTCAAGATGGACCAGATTCAGGGGCTCCCCGACCTGCTCATTCTTTACGGAAAGAGATGGGCCTCATTGGAATGTAAGCGAAGTGCGAAAGCCAAGAGACGGCCAAACCAGGAATACTATGTCGGAAAGATGAACGAAATGTCGTTTTCTCGGTTTATCTCTCCGGAGAACAAGGAGGAGGTTTTGGATGAACTTCAACAAGCATTCAAACCTTGAAGGTCAACACGCCTTTCTTGGCGCAAGCAAGTATCACTGGATCAATTACAGCGAAGAGAAGATTGCTGATGCCTACGCCAATTATCTGGCGACGCAGAAGGGCACGCTTCTTCACGCCTTTGCTGCCCAGTGTATTCTTTTGGGACAAAGGCTGCCCAAATCCCAAAAGACTTTGAACATGTATGTGAATGACGCCATCGGTTTTAAGATGGTCCCTGAGCAGATTCTCTACTATTCTCCGAATTGTTTCGGGACAGCGGATGCCATTTGCTTTCGGAAAAATGTCCTTCGCATTCATGACCTAAAAACGGGAGAAGTTCCGGCTCACATGGAACAACTGATGGTCTATGCTGCGCTGTTCTGCTTGGAATATCGCTATAAGCCAAGCGAGATCGATATGGAACTTCGCATTTACCAACACGACCAAGTTCTTTATCACAATCCGACCGTGGCCGACATTCTTCCCATCATGGATAAGATTGTGACCGCCGATAAGATCATTGAAAAAATGAGAGAAGAGGAGGAGTAACCATGAACCCCATTCAGGAAGACATCCTGATGCACTATGGTGTGAAGCGACGCTCAGGGCGTTATCCGTGGGGTTCCGGTGAGAATCCCTATCAACATGGCGGAGATTTTCTCAGTCGAGTAGAAGAACTTCAGCGGCTTGGAAAAAGCGAAAAAGAAATTGCAGAGGAGATTGGTCTTTCCACTACTGATCTCCGTATGCAGATTCGTGTAGCCAAGCATGAGCGGCGTGCCCTTCAGGCCGATCGCGCTAAGTCCTTGCGTGAAGATGGCAAAACTTTGGACGAGATAGCCGAAATCATGGGGTTTAAGAATGACTCTTCTGTTCGGGCTCTTCTGAATGAGAACACTGCCCAAAACAAGAACAAGGCACAAGAAACGGCCGAAATTCTGAAAAAAGAACTCGATGCAAAAGGTGCTTTGGATGTGGGTGCCGGCGTTGAGTATCAGCTTGGTGTTTCCTCTGGAGTGCTGCAAGAGGCGTTGTTCATTTTGGAGACTGAGGGTTACAATCGCTATGGTGTTGGCGTTCCACAGGTCAATGACCCGAAAAAACGCACTATTACCCCGGTTATCTCGAAACCCGATATCGACCAGAAGGATGTTTACCAGAACTTAGACCTTGTTAAGTCTGTTGGGGAATACCACTCCACTGACGGGGGGACATCCTGGGATAAACGGGAGTATCCGGCCAGCATTGATTCGAGCCGAGTGAAGATTCGTTATGGTGATGAAGGCGGTACTGCTAAAGACGGCGGCATTGAGATTCGCCGTGGTGTAGCCGACCTGGACCTGGGAAATTCCCACTATGCTCAGGTTAGAATTCTGGTGGATGGAACACATTACCTGAAGGGTATGGCCATGTATTCAGATGATATGCCTGACGGCGCCGACATTGTCTTTAATACGAATAAGCATTCTGGCACTCCGAAAATGGATGTCATGAAGAAGATTAACTCTGACCCAGATAATCCCTTCGGCGCGTTCATCAAAGCGGGTGGCCAGAGCTATTATCCTGCCCCGGATGGCAAATACACAGATCCTATTACGGGTGAAAAGAAATCTCTGTCCGCTATTAACAAGCTGAAGGAAGAGGGAGATTGGGATAAAATGAGCAAGAACTTATCATCCCAATTCCTGTCCAAGCAGCCTCGCCAGCTTATAAAGAAGCAGCTGGACTTGACTTATGCTGATGCAGAAGACGAGTTCTCGGAGATTTCCAAGCTAACCAATCCGACTGTAAAGCGTAAACTGCTATTGGATTTTGCTGACGAATGCGATTCGGCGGCGGTTCATATGAAAGCGGCAGCGCTTCCCAGGCAGAGTACCCAGGTTATTCTTCCTTTGACTAAGATGAAGGAGAATGAGATCTATGCCCCCAACTACCGGGATGGTGAGCAGGTTGCTTTGGTCCGTTACCCCCATGGTGGAACTTTTGAGATTCCGGTTCTGACAGTCAACAATAAGAACAAATCCGCTATCTCGATTTTGGGCAAGAACATTCAAGATGCAGTGGGCATCAATCCAAAAGTAGCTGAGCGGTTGTCTGGAGCCGACTTCGATGGCGACCAGGTTGTGGTCATTCCTACCGGGGGGAGGGTAAAAATTCAATCAACCCCCAGGCTTAAAGATCTTGAAGGGTTTGACCCAAAAACCGAATACTCCACTGAGGGCAAAACAGGTGTCCGTCTTCTGTCTAAAGGCGCTGCAACACAGCGTCAGATGGGGGAAATTTCAAACCTCATTACAGACATGACCCTAAAAGGTGCCCCTGAGGGGGAGATTGCACGGGCTGTTAAGCACAGCATGGTGGTCATCGATGCCGCTAAGCATAAGTTGGACTATCGGCAGTCGGAAAAAGACAACGGTATCGCTGAGTTGAAGAAGAGCTACCAGGGGTATACCGATGAAGAGGGGCGGGAGCGTGGAGGCGCTTCCACTTTGCTTTCCAGGCGAAAACAAACAGTTGATGTGCCTGAGCGAAAAGGCTCCCCTCGCATCGATAAAGAGACAGGTCAGTTGATTTATAAAGAGTCTGGGCGAACCTATGTTGACCCTAAAACCGGGAAAACTGTTCGGGCCACCACTAAGGTCAGCCGTATAGAGGCCGTGGATGATGTCCATAAGCTATCCTCTGGTACTATCCCTGAGGAGCTGTATGCAGACCATGCCAATAGGATGAAGGCCCTGGCTAATCGGGCAAGAAAAGAGTATGCTTCGACGCCTACTTTGAAGCGCTCTGCCAGTGCGGCCAAAGCATATCAGCCTGAAGTAGACCGACTTATGTCAGATCTTCGCGTGGCCCAGAAGAATGCTCCTCTGGAGAGAGAGGCTCAGCGTATTGCAAACGCCAGGGTCAAAGCCAAGGTTGAGGAAAACAACATCACTGACAAAGACGAAATCTCTAAGATTCGTCGTGCTGCTATCAATGATGCTCGTATCCAAACTGGAGCAAGCGGTAAGCAGACGCGCATTACCATTACAGATGGAGAATGGAATGCCATTCAAGCTGGTGCAATCTCCGACACAACTTTGACAGAGATTCTTCGCTACTCTGATCCAAAGACTGTCCGTGAACGCGCTACCCCAAGAGCAACGACTCAGTTGTCGCAAGCACGCATCAATCGTATCAAGGCAATGGCGAACTCTGGTAGCACGAATGCCGAGATTGCTGAAGCTTTGGGAATTTCGACTTCTGTGGTTTCAAAGTATTTGAATAGTTGAAAGGAAGTGAGCTAAGATGTCGCAATGTGCGTTGACCACTGTCGATAATCCCTATGACCCCTTTACCGAATATGAGGCGTGGTATCGATTCGACGAAGACATGGGCTACCACTCCTGCTCTTATCTGGCTCGTATAGCCCGCCCTTCCGATCAGCTTTCCGATGCTGAGAATGAGCAGGAATTGGAACGAGCCATCGACGACATCATTAAGTACGACCCCCTCGGTATCTATAAAAAGGTCAAAAGTTCATCGGACTCAGACCTTGGGGAGACCGCTTAGCGATGAAGCATTGCTTTCTATTTAGGATTGCGTGTTTCATCGCTATTTTTGTTTATGCGAATTAAGTTCCTTAACATTATCCGGTATGAGTTTTCATGTAAGGCGCTGTGCTGCACAAAAGGTATAGGGGGGGGTCGCAAAAACAGCACCCCCTCTGCATCGCGGCGGTCTTTGAAAATTCTCCGGGGGTTATATTTTAGAAAGCAAGATGACTTTAAAGGAGTCTATGAAGGTGAGGCAAACCCACCAAAAAACACCTGCCTGAAGTTTTTTCTCCTTTCAAAGAGTCATATATTCTCATCTTCGTAGATTCCTTTAGAATCATCTCTAAGAATAGTATAAAACCCGGATAAAATTGCCATAAACTGCGGTGAAAGTATCACAAAACTGAGGAGAGGAGGCAGTAAACATGGCAAAAACCAAACGAGAAGAGGGTTCATCTGGCGCTAGAAAGAAGATCAGGCCAGCATTAACCCCAGAAGCTAGGGAAAATCAGATGATTTCTCTGGCTGTAGACCTTGCGGAGAAACAGCTAATGGAAGGCACTGCTTCTTCTCAGGTCATAACGCACTATTTAAAGCTCGGATCGACCAAAGAAAGGATTGAGAAGGAGATTCTTGAGAAACAGAAGGAGTTAATATCGGCAAAAACCGAAGCACTTCAGTCTGCAAAGAGAATCGAGGAGCTTTATACAGATGCTATCAGCGCTATGCGAAGGTATAGCGGACAGGGTGGTCCAGATGATGATGACGAGGAAGATTATTAGAACTTACTCTGAGCTGATAACTCTGTCTACTTTTGAGGAACGTTTTCGATACCTCAAGTTAGGCGGAAAAGTCGGCGAAGATACATTTGGATTTGATAGGTATCTAAATCAAGTATTCTACAGATCAGCAAAATGGAAAGAAATTCGAGATTACGTAATCATTCGAGACAATGGTTGCGATCTGGGAATGGAAGGATATGAAATTTATCAAAGGATTCTTGTTCACCATATGAATCCCATAACAAAAGAAGACATCTTACGAGAAAGCGAGTTTCTTCTTGATCCGGAATACATGATATGCACCATCAAAAATACCCATGACGCAATCCACTATGGAGATGAAAGTCTTTTGATAACTGCTCCTATTGAGCGAAGAAAAAATGACACATGTCCGTGGAAATAAAAGTAAGGAGGAAATAATCATGAGTAACAAAAACACAAGAGGAAAAAGAAAAGAGCTTGATCCGATTGATGAAGTTGTAATGGAGCAGTCAGTCATTGAGGAAGTAGCATCAGAAGCAACAGAAGAGCCGAAGACAGATACGTTTCTTGATGGTATCGTACATAACTGCGTAAAGCTCAATGTTAGGAAAAACCCATCGATTGATTCTGATGTAATCGCTGTACTTAATGAGCAGGATCAGGTCAAAGTCAAAGATGTTGACACTCTTAGTGACTGGTATTTTATTCAGCTTCCTAACGGCGAAGAAGGCTTCTCCATGAAGAAGTACATTGCAGTAGGCGTGTAAAGAGGAGTGGTGATACATGGATAGTATACTCACTTCGATTAAAAAGCTTCTTGGGATTGCAGAGGACTATAAGGAGTTCGACACAGACATCATCATACATATAAACACTGCATTCTCAAAATTAAATCAGCTTGGAGTTGGACCAGAAGAAGGTTTTAGTATTAAGGACAAAACTTCGGTATGGACTGAATTTCTTGCCGATGCAAAAAATCTTGAATCGGTAAAAACCTATGTCTACCTTATCGTAAGACTCGTGTTTGATCCGCCTCAAAGTTCTGCCGTAATGACTTCCATGGAGAATACGATCAATCAGCTTGAATGGAGACTCAATGTTGCAGCAGAGCAAACATCAAGCTAGTAAAGGAGGTATTCAAAATGAATGATGAACTTTATCACCATGGTATTCTCGGAATGCGTTGGGGAATAAGGCGAACAAAGTCTCAGCTCGGTTATAAAACCGGAAATGGCAAAAAAAGACAAGGTGACGATTCAGATGCTGAGGCTAAAGCAGCTTCATCCGGAAAATCCGGAGGATCAAAAAAGTCGGTTACAAATATGACTGACGATGAACTTAGAAATCATATCAATCGTCTTCAGATGGAGCGTCAGTATCTTGATCTTGAGAGGCAGATATCAGCTTATACTCCGCAGCAGATTTCGAGAGGAAAAAAGTTCATGAAATCTATGGAGAAAGACGTTATAACACCAGCATTAAAAGATGCCGGCAAGAATCTGCTCACAAAGTTTCTCAACAAGAAGGGCGCAGAATTACTCGGTCTTGATGAGAAGAAGACGAAGGATTCTATGGAAGAGCTTAAGAAAGAGGTTATGGGTCTTAATCTTAAGAAACAGAAGATCGAACTCAATAAGTATTTCGATGAACAGAATGCTAAGAGTAAATCAGATTCAAAGAAAACGTCGGAATCGGATTCATCAGAAAAAAGCTCAAAATCCGAGTCGTCTAGCAAAGAATCTTTTTCTGAGAAGGTTAAAAGTAAGTTTGAAAAGGATGTTTCTACCGGATCATATAAAGACGATTCGTCTAACAGAGAAGGATCAAGTTCGAAAACTGAATCTTCTAATAATGAAGAAAAAGTCTATACCGGAAAGGTGTATGGCGAAGGGACAAGTAAGTATAATCCCGATTCCCATAAGAATAACACGGTAATTGACGCCGATTTTAGTGAAGTTACGGTGAGCAGCGTTGTAAATAGTAACACTAGACAAATTGGCCAGAACTATATTGCTGCGTTACTTGAAGATAAGCGCAAAAGGTAGGTTTAAATATGGCATTATCAAACATTGCCGTCCCGAAATATTACGGTATGTTTCGTGATGCCGTAATGCGAGGCGAAATACCAGTATGTAAAGAAATCTCTATGGAGATGAATCGTATTGACGATCTCATAGCCAATCCTGGAATCTACTATGATGACCAGGCTATAGAAGGATTTGTTAGATACTGCGAGGAAGAACTCACATTGACTGATGGTGAGGATCTGAAATTGCTTGATTCATTTAAATTATGGGCCGAGCAAATATTCGGTTGGTACTATTTTGTTGAGCGTAGTGTTTACGTTCCATCAGAAGATGGTCATGGCGGACATTATGTAAAGAGATCTATCAAGAAGAGACTCGTCAACAAGCAGTATCTTATTGTAGCCAGAGGTGCAGCTAAATCTATGTATAGTTCTTGTATACAGAATTACTTTCTGAATGTTGACACATCAACCACACATCAGATTACAACAGCACCAACAATGAAACTGGCTGAAGAGGTAATGTCTCCGATTCGAACCGCCATAACCCGAGCAAGAGGACCTTTGTTTAAATTCCTTACCGAAGGATCGCTCCAAAATACCACCGGCTCAAAAGCAAATCGAATGAAATTGGCCTCCACGAAGAAAGGTGTTGAGAATTTCTTGACAGGTTCTTTGCTTGAGATCAGACCTATGAGCATTGACAAGCTTCAGGGATTGCGATGTAAGATTGCGACAATTGACGAATGGCTTTCCGGAGATGTTCGAGAGGATGTTATCGGTGCTGTTGAGCAGGGCGCTTCCAAGAATGACGATTATCTTATAGTAGCGACAAGCTCTGAAGGTACAGTTCGTAATGGAAGCGGTGACACAATCAAAATGGAGTTAATGGACATCCTCAGAGGAGATTACATCAATCCACATGTGTCCATATGGTATTACAAGTTGGATTCCATTGATGAAGTAAATGATCCTGAGATGTGGCTAAAGGCGAACCCCAATCTCGGTAAAACGGTTACATATGAAACATATCAGCTCGATGTTGAGAGAGCGGAAAAAGCCCCAGCAACCAGAAACGATATATTAGCAAAACGATTCGGCATACCTATGGAGGGTTATACATACTACTTCACGTATGAAGAGACACTTCCAAGTCGAAAAAGAGACTACTGGGGAATGCCTTGCGCTCTTGGAGCAGATCTTTCGCAGGGCGATGACTTCTGTGCATTTACGTTCATGTTCCCTTTGTCTGGAGAAGCTTTTGGCATAAAGACAAGAAACTACATAACTTCGGCAACCCTTGCTAAACTACCGTCTGCCATGCGCATCAAGTATGACCATTTCATACAGGAAGGTAGCTTGATAGTTCTTGAGGGAACCGTATTGGATATGATGGAAGTTTACGAGGATCTGGATAATCATATAGCGAAGCTCGAATATGATGTCAGATGTTTTGGATTCGACCCATACAATGCGAGAGAGTTTGTCGAGAGATGGGAAAGAGAAAACGGTCCATTTGGTATAGAGAAAGTAATCCAGGGAGCAAGAACTGAATCAGTTCCACTTGGTGAGTTGAAGAAACTTGCGGAAGATAGATTACTTCTGTTTGATGAAGAACTCATGTGTTTTGCTATGGGTAACTGTATAACCCTTGAAGACACAAACGGAAACCGTAAACTTTATAAGAAACGTTATGAGGCTAAAATCGATGCGGTCGCTGCTATGATGGATGCATTTGTAGCATTTAAACTCAATCGAGAAGCCTTTGAATAAGGAGGAAAATCGAAATGGGATTTTTTGAAAGACTCCAGCATGGCTGGAATGCATTCAGAAACAGAGACCCTACATATGGCTATACGAACCTTGGTATGAGTTACTCATATCGACCAGATAGAGTTCGACTTACTAGAGGAAACGATCGATCCATCGCGACTGCCGTTTTTAACAGAATTGCCATGGACGTATCAGCGATAGCCGTTAAGCATTGTAAGCTGGACGAGAACGAACGATATGTTGAGACAATTGACTCGAATCTTAATTCTTGTTTGAGTCTCGAGGCAAATATTGATCAGACAGGACGTTCATTCATTCAGGATGTTGTAATGTCTATGCTCGATGAGGGTTGCGTTGCTATTGTTCCGGTGGACACGGCAGTAAATCCTACAAACACATCTTCGATTGATATTTTATCAATGCGTACTGGCAAGATTTTGGATTGGTATCCAGAGCACGTTAAAGTGCGTGTCTACAATGACAGAATCGGCAAGAAAGAGGATATTATACTTCCAAAGAAAATGGTTGCTATAATCGAGAATCCTCTATATGCCGTTATCAATGAGCCAAACTCCACTATGCAGCGTCTGATGAGAAAACTTAGCTTGAACGATATAACTGATGAACATACCGCATCGGGCAAATTGGATCTCATTATTCAGTTACCATACGTAATTAAGACGCAGGCAAGAAGAGACCAGGCAGAGAACAGACGTAAGGACATCGAGAATCAATTGGCCGGTTCTAAGTATGGAATAGCTTATACGGATGGTACTGAACGTATCACTCAGTTGAATCGTTCTGTCGAAAATAACCTAATGAAACAGATCGAGTACCTGACGAGTATGCTTTATAGCCAGTTGGGAATTACTCAAAGTGTTCTTGATGGTACAGCCGATGAGCAGACAATGCTCAACTATAATAATAGGACGATCGAACCAATAATCTCGGCCATCGTCGATGAGATGAAACGTAAGTTCTTGACAAAGACTGCTCGTACTCAGGGGCAAACAATAACATTCTTTAGAGATCCATTTAAGCTCGTCCCCGTAAACGACATCGCTGAAATAGCAGATAAGTTTACACGTAATGAGATTATGACCTCTAATGAAATCAGACAGATTGTCGGAATGAAACCATCCGATGATCCTAAGGCTGATCAGTTGATAAACAGCAACATAAGTCAGCCGACAGAAGAGAATTCAGAATCTTCTGATAATCCATTACTTGAAGAAGGAGGAAATATTCAAAATGGATAATTTTGATTTTAGTGGATGGGCCACTAGAAATGATCTGTTGTGTGCAGATGGCAGAACCATTAAGAAAGATGCGTTCAAAGATAACGACGGACAGACAGTACCACTCGTTTATAACCACCAGCACAATGACGTAAACAATGTTCTTGGTCATGCTCTGCTTGAGAACCGTGATGAAGGAGTATACGCATATTGCTCTTTTAATAATACAGAATCAGGACAGGCAGCAAAAGAACTTGTTCAGCACGGCGATGTAGCGTCACTATCCATCTACGCAAACAAGCTTAAACAGGTAGGCGGCGATGTTGTTCACGGCGTGATTCGCGAACTTAGCCTTGTACTGGCTGGAGCTAACCCTGGCGCATACATAGACGCGGTTATGGCTCATAGCGAGGATGGATCTGAAGAGGCTATCGAATCGCTGGAAGCAAGCTGGAATGAGAATATTATGATCCATTCCGCCGATTCCAAAAAGGAGGAAAAAGAAATGGCAGATGAGTCAGAGAAGAAGGAGCCTAAGTCTGAGGAAAAGCCATCAGAAGATGGGAAGAAAGAGACCATTGGCGACGTTCTTAAGACACTCAACGAAAAGCAGATGACTGCGGTCGAAGCAGTGGTCGGAAAGATTCTCGAAGACAACGAGAAGTCCGATGAAAAACCCACCAACAATGAAGGAGGAAAAGACGAAATGAAACACAACGTATTTGACAAGGAAGATACTAATAAGAGCGGCGTACTCAGCCATGCTGATCAGGAAAGCATCGTAGCAATGGCTAAGACCTCTCAGGTAGGTACATTCCAGACGGCACTTGAAATTTATGCACAGGACAATAAGCTTCAGCATGATGCTATAAGCAGCGGATTTGTTCAGACAGGCGAAGGCAACGTAACAACTCTCTTCCCTGAGTATCAGGATGTAAGACCTGGCGCTCCAGAGCTCCTTACAAATGACCAGGGCTGGATTTCTGTTGTTATGAGCAAGGTACATAAGAGCCCAATATCAAGAATCAGAACTGGCCAGGTTGATATCAGAAAGATCGATGAGCTCAGAGCAAAGGGTTATAAGAAGGGTAAGCAGAAGGCTCTCACAGGCAACTTCAAGCTTGTAAGAAGAACAACTGATCCACAGACAATCTATGTAAAGAATGCTCTTCACAGAGATGACATTATCGACATCACAGATTTCGACTATGTACAGTATCTTTACAACATCGACAAGATGATGCTCAACGAGGAACTTGCAACAGCAATGATGCTCGGCGATAGTCGTGATGAGGGTGCTGATGATAAGATTGCCCCAGACAAGATCAGACCTATCTGGACAGATGATGATCTGTATACAATTCACGTTGATCTCGATATCAATAAGGCTAAGACAGAGCTCCAGGGTACAGGCACTGGCGTAAGCTTCGGCGAGAACTACATCTATGCAGAGGCTCTCATCAACACGGTTCTTTATGCAAGAGAAAACTACAAGGGTAGCGGCACACCGGACTTCTTTATGACTCCGCATATGCTGAATGTTATGCTTCTTGCTCGCGATATGAACGGTAGAAGAATCTACTCTTCTAAGGCAGAACTCGCTTCAGCACTTAACGTAGGTAACATCTATACAGCTGAGCAGTTCGAGGGTAAGACAAGAACAACATCTGATGCTAAGAAGAAGAAACTCCTTGGCATTATCATAAACCTTGCTGACTATTCTCTCGGTGCTACAAAGGGCGGCGAAGTAACACACTTCACACAGTTTGATATCGATTTCAACCAGGAGAAGTCCCTGCTCGAGACAAGATGTTCTGGTGCACTTACAAGAGTTTACTCTGCCATTGCCATCGAAGAGCCAGTAGCTGAAGCTGCATCCGAAACCGCAGAAGATCCGTCAGCTAAGGGCTAATAAAATTCAAAATGGAGGTTAATCATGGCTAAGTGGTTCGGAAAAATTGGGTACGCTGTAACGTCCGAAACTAGACCTGGCATATGGGAAGAAGTCATTGTCGAGCGTAACTATTACGGCGATATGACTCGAAATAGTAGAAGACTCCAAGCAGCGAGTCAGGTTAATGATGATATTAATATCAATAACGAACTTAGTATTATCTCTGATCCATACGCCATGAATAGTTTCCATGCTATGCGTTATGCAGAATTTATGGGTACTAAATGGAAGATTACTAATGTGGAAGTTCAGTACCCTAGATTAATACTGAGTCTGGGAGGTTTGTACAATGGAGAGTAGACTTAAACTACAGACCGAGCTTGAAAGAATACTCGGGTCAAAGAATGTGTATTTTCAACCTCCCGAATCAGTAAAAATCAAATATCCAGCGATAGTTTACTCGTTGGATAACATTAATACTAACTTTGCTAATAATTCGATTTATAAGAAGTCGGATTGTTATAACGTAACACTGATCGATAAAGATCCGGAAAGCCCGTACGCTGACATAATATTGAACATGCCTATGTGCAGCTTTGACAGGGCATATGCTTTCGATAATCTTAATCATTTTGTGTTCACACTATACTATTAAAAAGGAGGCCAAAAACAATGGCTACTAAGAAACTTGTTTGGGATCAGACCAGTGAGCGTCTGTACGAGACTGGTGTAAAGATGGGCGTACTTTATCCTCAGGATGAAGCAGGCGCATACCCTAAGGGTGTTGCATGGAACGGTCTTACTGCCGTTACTGAAAGTCCATCTGGAGCAGAAGCAACTGCACTTTATGCCGATGATATTAAGTATCTCAACCTTATGTCTGCTGAGGAATTTGCAGCTACAGTTGAGGCTTATACATATCCTGATGAATTTGCAGAGTGCGATGGCTCAGCATCAATTGCTAAGGGTGTGTCAATTGGTCAGCAGAAGCGTAAGGCATTCGGCCTTTGCTACCGTACAATTCTCGGTAATGATGTTGCTGGCAATGACTATGGTTATAAGATTCATATCATCTATGGTGCTATGGCAGCTCCATCAGAAAAAGAGTATGCATCCGTTAACGATAGCCCAGAGGCAATTACACTCTCTTGGGAACTTTCAACAACACCAGTATCTGTCAACGGATTCAAGCCAACTGCATCGATCGTTATCGATTCTACGAAGGTTGACGCTGAAAAGCTTACTGCTCTTGAGGCTATTCTCTATGGCAGTGAAACTGCAGATGCTCGTCTCCCACTTCCTGACGAGATCGCAACACTTATGGCTGCATCATAAGCCAAACATTTTTAATCGTAGTAAAGTCGTATTCAGTTAGGCTGGCGACTTTATTTTTTTTTATTTGAAAGGAGAAATTTTTATGCTTAAGAAAACTATTACTTATACCGACTATAACGGTGTCGAAAGAACAGAAGACTTTTACTTCTATCTCTCAAAGGCTGATCTTATGGAGATGGAAATGGGTACGACCGGCGGCTTCGCAGAGATGATTCAGAAGGTTGTAAACGCTCAGGATGCCCCAGCAATCATCAAGATCTTCAAGGATCTTATACTCAAGGCTTACGGCGAAAAGAGCGCTGATGGTAAGAGATTTATCAAGAACGATGAAATTAGAGATGCATTCTCTCAGACAGAGGCATACTCTCAGCTGTTCATGGAACTTGCTACGGACTCAGATGCTGCGGCTAAATTTGTTAACGGAATCATGCCGGCAGACGTGAGCGAAAAAATTCAGAACAATGCAGAGACTAATAAGTTTCTCGCAGCTAAAAATTAATTACGAAGACAACGGAGGGTTGAGAAATGCTCCCATTAATAATACCAGCAAATGAACTATGGGATGAAAGACGACAAGAATTCGTTCAGATAGATTCACAGGTGTTAGAACTGGAGCATTCTCTTGTCTCTCTTTCAAAATGGGAATCCAAATGGAATAAGGCATTTTTATCTAAAGAGCCAAAAACATATGAGGAATCCATAGACTATATAAGATGTATGACACTCACTCAAAACGTAAATCCGGATACATATCTTGGCCTTACAAATGCACAAATAAATGAAGTTAATAAGTATATCGAAGCACCAATGACTGCCACCACAGTAAACAACAAGAATGGTAAAAGAAGTAGAGAAATAGTTACATCCGAACTAATTTATTATTGGATGATATCTTTACAAATACCATTTGAGTGTCAGTATTGGCATTTGAATAGGCTTATGACATTGATACAAGTTTGTAATGTTAAGAATGCTCCTCCGAAGAAGATGAGTAAGAGGTCAATAATGAGTCGTAATGCGGCTCTAAATGCTGCTCGCAGAAAGCAGCTTAATTCTAACGGATAAGTATCTCAAAGGAGGTATCGCTATGTCAAATGAAGAAAGAAACGAAGTTTGTAGGGCATTTGCTATGGGATTTGATGCTAAACACGTATCTGAAGTTCTTGGAGTTACGGAAGATGTTGCTAAAAAGTTCGAATCCGACAATGCCGATACAATCGCAAAAATAAAGAAGGAGATGAGCGAACGTGGCTAAGACATATAAAGGAATTGACCTTTCTCGCTGGAACGGAAGCGTTGATATGAAGAAGGTTAAAGCTTCAGGAATTGATTTTGCCATTGTCCAGAGTTCATACGGAAATGTCAAGGCATTTCCTAATCAGAAAGATTCAAGATTCGACGTAAATGTCAAGAATGCCAGGTCCGCTGGACTCGACTTCGGCGTGTATCACTACATGTATGCAACAACTACTGCGGCAGCAAAGCAGGAAGCTGAAGGATTTGTAGCACTTCTCAATAAGGTGAAACCAATTCCTTATTTTGTGGCTCTTGATATTGAAGAGGCAGCACAGGCTAAGCTTACCGCCGCATCGAAGGCTAGGATTATCAAGGCATTCATCGATGTTGTCGAGAAGGCTGGTTATTTCTGCGCTCTTTATTCATACGAGGCATTCTTGAAGTCGGTTCCTGAGTCTACAAGAAATCGCTATGCTATTTGGTGCGCGAATACATCGGCAACGCCATCTATAAAGTATGGTGTTCATCAGTATTCTTTTACTGGTCGTATAAGCGGTTGCAATGGTGACGTTGACTGCAATAAAACCACAATCGACTATCATAAAAAGATTGTCGAAGCAGGTTGCAATGGCTATAAGAAATCCCCTTCAAGTAAAAAGGACGATAAGACGACTACGACAACCAAAAAGCCGGAATCTAAAACGGTTACATACACAGTAAAACGTGGCGACACACTTAGTGCGATTGCTGCCAAGTATGGAACCACGGTCAGCAAGATCGCAAAAGACAATAACATCAAGAATGCTAATGTCATTTATGCTGGTCAGAAGCTGAAGATAAAAAAGTAAGGAGAAATTTCAAAATGATTACGTTCAGACAAAAGGGCGACTTTTCTAAACTGACTCGTTATCTCGAAAGAGTAAAAGAAGCAGTTAAGTTAGGAAATCTCGACAAGTACGGAAGAGAAGGCGTGGCCGCCCTTGCGTCTGCTACGCCAATCGAATCTGGAAAAACCGCAAGTTCTTGGTACTATGAAATCGAGAACTCAAACGGTTCAGCAACAATTTCTTTTTATAATTCAAATGTTAATAAGGGTGTTCCGATAGCTATTATTCTACAGTATGGTCACGGAACAGGAACTGGAGGCTGGGTTCAGGGAAGAGATTACATCAACCCTGCGATTCAGCCTGTTTTTGACAGAATAGCAGAAGAAGCCTGGAGGGAGGTCACTAAATCATGAGTAAAACAGTAGATGAACGAGTCGTGGAAATGCGGTTTGACAATAAGCAATTTGAGTCAAACGTACAAACAAGTATGTCCACGCTTGATAAGCTCAAGCAAAAACTTAATCTGAGTGGTGCCTCCAAAGGGTTAGAAAACATTAATACCTCTGCAAAGAACGTAAACATGTCCGGTCTTGCCAGTGGCGTTGAGACTGTTAGAGCAAAGTTTTCGGCTTTAGAGGTTATAGGAGTCACAGCTTTAGCCAATATTACAAACTCAGCAGTAAATGCTGGTAAACATATGATTAAAGCGCTTACTCTTGATCCGGTAATATCTGGTTTCAAAGAGTATGAGACTCAGATAAATGCGGTACAGACAATCCTTGCAAATACCTCGTCAAAGGGAACTACTCTTGATCAGGTAAATGATGCTTTGGATGAACTTAACCACTATGCCGATTTAACTATCTATAACTTTACGGAAATGACTCGTAATATAGGTACATTTACAGCCGCTGGTGTTGATCTGGAAACATCAGTATCAGCAATTCAGGGTATCGCTAACTTGGCGGCCGTATCGGGTTCTACCTCACAGCAGGCATCCACAGCTATGTATCAGCTTTCTCAGGCTTTAGCATCAGGTACCGTTAAACTTATGGACTGGAACTCTGTTGTTAATGCTGGTATGGGCGGTGAAGTATTCCAGAATGCATTAAGAGAGACATCTGAGTTACTTGGCACCGGTGCAGAAGCAGCTATTAAAGCTGAGGGTTCTTTTAGAGAATCACTGTCTACAGGATGGCTTACTTCTGAGGTATTGACAGAAACACTTAAGAAGTTCACCACATCTGGTGCAAATGAGTACGTTGCTAAGTATACTGGATTGTCGGAAAAGGCCGTTAAAGCAGCTTTAGAAGAGGCGGAAGCTAGATATGGCGAAGCTGACGCAATAGATCAGGCTTCAAAAGCATTGGCTAAGAAGTCTGGTAAGAATGCTGATGAAATCAAAGATGCTTTACAGATGGCGAAGACGGCCGAAGATGCAGCAACCAAAGTCAAAACATTCAGTCAGTTAATGGATACCCTCAAAGAGGCGATTCAATCAGGCTGGACACAAACATGGGAAATTCTGATAGGAGATTTCGAAGAAGCAAAAGATTTATTCTCGTCAATTTCTGATTTTCTCGGAGGAGTAATTCAGAAAGCATCTGACGCAAGAAATAATCTTCTTGAAAGTGCTCTTGGAAAAGGTTTTACTGGTCTTGCTGAAAAAGTTCAAGGCTTTATAAAACCTGTAAAAGAAGCGGCAAATGTCGTTACCAAGGTTAAAGATAGTGTTCAAGACTTAGATAAAGTCGTAAACAATGTTATTCGTGGTGACTTTGGAAACGGTCAAGAGAGAATTAACAAGCTCACGGAAGCCGGTCAGAACTATTACAAGGTTCAGAACAAAGTTAACGAAGCACTTGGCAACAGTTTTAGATACTCCGATAAGCAAGTTGAAGCCCAGGAGAAATTGCTTGGTAGCCATAAAAAATCAACTAAAGCTAAGTCGGACGAATCAAAAGAAACAACAAAGTTAACCGATGAAGAGAAAAACCGAATAAAAATATTGGCCAACATGTCCGAAGAGCAGCTTAAATCAAAGGGTTACACCGATGAGCAAATTGCTGCCTTTAGGGAACTTGGTGATACTGCCAAGAAACTTGGTATTCCGCTTAATGAATTCATTGATAATTTGGATGAGATTAACGGACGTTGGCTTTTAATTGATTCGTTTAAGAATATTGGAAAATCTTTAGTAAAAGTATTTTCTGCAATCGGACAAGCTTGGAGAGAAACTTTTAAACCCGTAAATGCTGATCAGGTATTTAATCTCGTAGCAGCATTCCATAAACTCACATCAAAATTGGTAATGAGTGATGAGAATGCCGATAAGCTTAAAAGAACTTTCAAGGGTTTGTTTGCGCTTCTTGATTTGGTAAGAACAATAGCCGGTGGAGGACTTAAATTAGCATTTACCGTTCTATCATCTATTCTTAGAGCATTCGATATGAATGTACTCGACTTAACAGCAGCCATTGGTGATGCTATTGTTAAGTTCAGAACTTGGCTGAAGAGTCATAACCTGATAACAAAAGCCGTTAAGGTACTAATATCAGGAATAAAGAGTTTCGTATCTACTGTAAAAGAATGTGTAAATGCGTTTATGGAAATTCCGGCTGTTAATAAGGCTGTAACCATATTCAAAACTACAGTAGTAAATGCTTTTAAAGCAGTTAAAAATGCTATAAAGAATCTCATAGATGGAATCAGCGACGGATCAATAACATTCGGATCTATAATGGCAAAGTTTGCTAAAATAGGAAAGAATATGGTCCAGGGCCTGAAGAATGGATTTCTTAATAACCCAATAACAAATTTTATAGCTGATATTGCAAATAAAATAATTGATACCATGAAGAATGTTCTTGGTATTCATTCTCCATCAGTCGTCTTCTTTGATATGGCGGTTAACTGTATTAAAGGTTTCTTAAATGGCTTGAAATCTGCGATATCATATGTATTGTCGTTTATAAAGGATATAGCATTCAATATCATTGGTACGTTTGCCGATATATTTAATAAAGTTCCATGGGACAAAATCCTCAATGTGGCTTCTATAGTTGTATTCCTAAATTTTGTTAAAAAGGTTTCTGATGCGTTCGGAGCAATAAGCAATGCCGTTAATGGTGTCGGAGACGTACTTAGTGGTGTTGGAAAAGTTCTTGATAAATCAGCTAAGGGTATAGGGAAAATTCTTGAGAACACAGCAAAAGTTGTAAAAAGCTTCTCTAAGGTGATGAATTCTGTAGCCTTTAGTATAAAAATGAAAGGTATCAAGGATCTTGCTATCGGAATAGGAATTCTTGTCCTTGCTGTGATAGCATTAACGTTTATCGATGGCGATAAACTTAAGAGTGCACTCATAAATGTGGGTATACTCGCTGGTGTTCTTGTTGGCTTAGCTGTTTTAACTGACAAAATGTCAAGTGCATCGGCTACAATCAATAAAAACGGTGTATCAATAGATGGAATGAAATCTAGCATTCTGAAAATTGGTGCGGCAATACTTCTTCTTGGATTAACTGTGAAAATGCTAGGTAACATGGATCCAGATAAGGCACAACAGGGATTTCATAGCCTCCTTAAAATAGTTTTAGCGTTATCTGCTTTCATCTTAGTATATGGAAAGGTAGTAAAAAAAGAAGCGGCACAAAATATTGATAAAGCCGGAAAAATGATTAAAAAGCTAGCGACTTCCGTAATGCTTATCGCCATAGTAATAAAATTACTTGGCAGCATGGATACGGGAGCGTTAAATACAGGCATTAATGCTGTATTAGGAATAGGTGTAATCATAGCCGGTCTAATATGGGCAACCAAATATGCTGGTAATAACATAAACAGTGTTGGATCAACAATTCTCAAAATATCAATCGCTATTGGATTAATGGCCACGGTCGTAAAGTCTATGGGAAAACTTGAGACAGGACCGCTGATTAAAGGACTTATTGTTGTTGGTATTTTGGGTGGCTTCATAGTAGGCCTTATAGCGGCCACAAAATTAATAACAAAAGAGGGGACCTTAGCAAGTCTTGGTATGGCATTAATCGGCATGGCAGCAGCAATAGGTGTCATGGGATTAATTATACGACTAATTGGAAACATGGATGCAGCGGCAATCGTGAAGGGTGTTATTGCTGTGGCGGCACTATCGGCGCTTGTGGCTGGTTTGGTCTGGGTTACGAAAAAGTTTGCAGGAAATGAGCCACAAAAACTAACTGGGGTTCTTATCGGAGTAGCAGTAGCAATAGGCGTTATGGCAGCAGTAGTTGCACTGATAGGTCAATTGAACACAGGAAGCCTGACAAAAGGTTTAATAGCTGTGGGAATAATGGCGGCTATACTTGCAATACTGATTGTCGTTAGCAAAGACGCAAAAGATTGCAAAGGTAATCTGATAGCTATGACAGCTGCCATGGTCGCAATCGCAGCAAGCGTTGCAATTTTATCTTTGATAGAGCCAAATAGATTGGCTGGCGCAGTAACAGCAATGGGTGTACTTATGGCCATATTTGCAGTCATGATTGCCATAGCTGGTAAATCTAAGGGCGCTACTGGATCACTTCTGGCTCTGGCTGGTGTCATATTGGTTATTGGTGGAGTTCTACTCATACTTACAAGCATGATTAAAGATATGTCTAAAGCCGTAGAAGCAGCAGTTATGCTTGGAGTTCTAATAGCTGTCTTAGTGGCGGCAGTAGTAGTTCTCGATAAAATGGGTGGAATTGGAGGAGCAGCCGCATTACTCGTTGTGTCAGTAGCTCTTGTTGCTATTGCTGCAGCATTGTTGATGCTTTCTCAGGTACCATTTGATGCTTTGGTAAGAGGATTGGGAGCTCTAGTAGTGGCTTTAGTCGCTATAGCAGTCGTATCTTTAGTATTTAATGCGCTTGCTGTTGGCGTTTTGCTAGTCATAGGAGTGCTATTAATGTTTGCAGTAGTGGCGGTAGCGGTTGCTGCTTCTGTTGTGATATTAGCAGCAGGATTAGCTCTGATAGGTCTTGCTTTACCGTTGCTTGCTGACGGTTTAGAGACGCTCGTTACGAAAGTGGCGGCTTGCTCAAATCAAGCAGGCGGATTCTTAAAAGTGATGCTTTCTGTTGCTGCTGGATTGGCAGTTCTCGGAATAGGTGCAATTGTTGCGGCAGCAGGTCTCGTTCTTTTAGGAGCCGGTCTTGCTGTTGTTGGTCTTGGGGTCGCTGTTCTTGGAGTAGGTTTGCTCGTTGTTGCAGCGGCACTACTTGTGGGAGCAGCAGCAGCGCTTGTGTTTGGCGTAGCACTGTACATGATTGCAGATGCGTTCTCGCTATTGTCCAATAACGGTCAAAACATATTAACGTGCCTGTTAAACATAGCTGGCGGACTGCTGGCTTTAGGTGCCGGTGCGATTGTTGCCGGAGTCGGATTAGCAATTTTGGCAGTTGGAATGGTCGTATTGAGTGTTGCTTTCGTTGCTGGAGCCGCAGCAGCAATCATATTAGCGGTTGGCGTTGGAATACTCAGCGTGGCCATAATTATCGGTGCTGCCGCTGTTTTTCTTTTAGCCGCAGCTTTCGGGGCACTTGGCGAGGCAATGAATGTGATGGCTGATGGCATAGAAGCCGGAGCAAATCTAGTTGCCGGTTTTGCACAAGGAATAGCCAATGGTATTTCATCAGTAATCGATACTGTTAAAAATCTCGCTTCATCAGCTATAGATGGAATTTGTGATTTTCTTGGAATTCACTCACCGTCAGTAGTTGCCCAAGAAATAGGTAAATTCTTTGGCGACGGATTTGCATTGGGCATTGATGATTCAACAGAAAACGTATCGTCATCAGCAGAAGGTCTTGGAAGTGCAGCAAAAGATTCAATGGGAAAGGCGGGAACAGAAGGCGGACAAAGCTTTTCGACCGGTTTGACCGACGGAATAGACCTCTCTAGCATAAATACGAGTTCGTTTGATTCTACATCATTTAATGATTCTCTGAAGAATTTAGGACTTGATGGTGGAGATAGCCTTACCTCAGGCATTGGCGATGGAATGGACTTCTCTAATGTAGACATGAGTTCTTTTGGTGGAGAAGACATGACTTCGGCATTTAAAAATCTAGGACTCGAGGGTGGAGATAGCTTTACTTCAGGACTAGGCGATGGAATGGACTTCTCTAATATAGACATGAGTTCTTTTGGCGGAGAAGACATGTCATCAATGTTTAATGGATTTGGTTTAGACTCCGGTTCGTCGTTTACTTCTGGTCTTGGGTCAGGAATGGATTCAGCATCTATGAGTGACTCGTTATCTTCGATGCTTGATGAGGCATCTTCAAAGGAAGGAGACTTCTTTAAAGCTGGCGAGAAGATAATGAAGGCGTTTAAATCAGGCATTGATAGCGCAAAATCATCATTAACTGGTACTTTCCAGAAGCCGTTGCTTGCCACTCTGAGGACGATTAACGAGGTAAGTATCTCTGGATTTAAAAAAGCAGGAAGCAACTTAATTGCTGCGTTAAAAGGCGGTATTTCTTTAGCACAACCATCAATAGTATCCGCTGTACAGAGACCGTTGACAAGTGCCGCATCATCTATAAACACGGTTACAGCACCTGGCTTTAAGAATGCAGGTAAGAGTATTATGTCTGCACTAAAAGACGGAATAAACTCTAATTCGACATCGTTGACTGCTACCATTCAAAAGCAATTGAAGTCGGCAATGCTAACAATAAATAATGTTAGTGTTTCTGGTTTCAGATCCTCTGGAAAGAAAATTTCTGAGTCATTCGAATCTGGGCTTAAATCGGGAATCCCTAGCGTAAGCGCGTCGGTTATGCACATGCTTGAACAGGCGTATAGAACTGTAGAATCTAAACAAAATAAATTTCTAGAAGTCGGATCTAAACTCATGAGTAATCTCGCTAGAGGCATCAGCCAGAAGACCGGTTCGGTTACTACCGCTGTAAGAACCGCAGTATCAAGTGCTTGCTCGGCAATCTCAAGTCAGTATACGACATTTTACAACCAGGGTATTTACTTGGGTTCTGGACTCGTGCTTGGCATCAACTCGAAGCAACAGGCTGCCTATAATGCTGGCTATGCTCTTGGCCAGATGGCAGCACAGGGTGAGAAGGACGGTCAGAAGTCTAACTCGCCATCAAAACTTACAATTCAATACGGTAAATGGCTTGGTGAAGGTCTGGTAATCGGTATTGAGAAGATGAATAAATCTGTCTACAGTGCCGGTTATAACATGGGTGAAACGGCGACAAACACAATATCTAAAGCGGTTTCCAGAATCTCGGATATGATGGATACTAGTATTGATAGTCAGCCGACAATTCGTCCTGTTGTTGACCTTAGCAATGTTCAGTCAAGTGCTGACACAATCAATGGTATGTTTGGCATAAATCCATCAATTGGTCTCTTGTCAAACGTCGGAGCCATAGATTCTATGATGAATGCTTCACTTCAAAATGGAGCAAATGATGATGTTGTTTCTGCTATTAACAAACTTAACAAGAATCTTGAGAATGTTGGAGGAAATTCGTACGTCATCGATGGCATCACATATGATGATGGAAGCAATATTACAGATGCTGTTCAGTCTCTGGTGAGAGCAGCACGAGTAGAAAGGAGGGTGTAAATGGCTACCTATACTGTCAAAAAAGGCGATTGTCTTTGGAACATAGCGAAGGATAAACTTGGCGATCCATACAAATGGAAAGCACTCGCTGATGTAAACAAAATATCGCAAAGCAACCCAGTAATCTATCCAGGACAGGTTCTTAATCTGGATATCGGTGGAAGTTCTTCTGGCGGCTCAAGCGGGTCGACCACAAAGAAGAAAAATACGTCTAATAAGCCGACAATTCAGTATTTCGGCGTGCAGGCGGGAACCGATTCAACGATATTCGCAACTTGGTCTTGGGATAAGAGTCATACCGACAACTATAAAGTTATGTGGTATTACGATACCGGTAACAAGGTATGGTTCGTAGGTAACGACGGCACAAGCGACTATAAACAGAGTACGTACAGTGCCCCGTCAAATGCCAAGCGAGTTAAGTTAAAGGTTAAGGCCATTTCAACTAAGCACACTGTTAATAAGAAAGAGGTCTCTTATTGGACCGGTAACTGGTCTACCGAGAAGATCTTTAACATGAGCAATACCCCTCCTGTAGCTCCATCAGCACCGAGTGTGGAAATCAAAAATTACAAGTTAACAGCAACTCTTGATAACCTTGATGTAAATGCTACTGAGATTCAGTTCCAGATCGTCAAGGATGACAAGAAAGTATTTAAGACCGGCAAAGCAAAAATAGTAACAGCGCACGCTTCATACTCCTGTACTGTTGCTGCTGGTTCAAAATACAAAGTTCGTGCCAGATCTGTTAAGGATGGCAAGTATAGTGATTGGTCCGATTATTCGAGCAATTCTGAGACTGCACCGTCCAAACCCTCTGGTATAACAACATGCCGAGCCAATTCAAAGACCTCGGTCTATTTGGCTTGGTCAAAAGTAGCAAATGCTACAAGCTATGACATTGAATATGCAACAAAGAAAAGCTATTTCGATGGTTCAGATCAGACCACGACAATAAGCAATGTTGAATTTACTCATTACGAGAAAACCGGTCTTGAAACCGGACAAGAATACTTCTTCAGAGTAAGAGCAGTAAATGACAGTGGTAAATCAGGGTGGACGACAGTTAAATCGGTTACTATCGGTAAACCTCCGTCTGCCCCAACCACTTGGTCATCTACCACAACAGCAATCACAGGCGATCCGTTGAACTTATATTGGGTTCATAACGCCGAAGACTCGTCAAATCAGACATATGCTGATCTGGAGTTATATATCAATGGAGTCAAAGAGACTTATACGATAAAAAAAGAGACACCAGAAGATGAAGAAGAAACGACGAGTGTATATTCAATTGATACTTCGACATTCAATGAAGGAACAACAATTAAATGGAGGGTAAGAACTGCCGGTATCACCAAGGAATACGGTGACTGGTCCGTTCAGCGAACCATTGATATTTATGTTCCTCCGACAATGTCGATTAACCTGACTGATTCGGCAGGTACACTTATTGAAAACCTCACGACATTCCCGCTTTATATTCGCGGTGAAGCTGGACCAAGCTCACAGACACCTATAGGGTATCACGTGGCTATAACGTCTGGAGAAGCTTATGAAACAGTTGATCGTGATGGTAATCCAAAACTCGTAAATAAGGGAGAAGAGGTTTACTCTAAGAACTTTGATACGAATGAGCAGCTATTGGTCGAACTCTCTGCCGGTAACATTGACTTGGAGAACAATGTTACTTACACAGTTACCTGCACAGTTACTATGAATTCTGGTCTGTCTGCGGAAGACACGGCTGAGTTTAAGGTGGCTTGGGAAGATGATCAATATGCACCAAATGCCGAAATAATTATTGATAATAATGATTTAACAGCAAGCATAAGACCGTATTGTCTCGACGAGAATGATGCATTAATCGAAGGATTAACTCTATCTGTTTATCGAAGAGAGTATGACGGCACATTTACAGAAATAGCATCAGGACTTAACAACACTAGCAACACATATGTAACAGATCCGCATCCGTCCTTAGACTTTGCGAGATACAGAATAGTTGCGGTGACAAATTCCACTGGAGCAGTAAGCTATTACGACGTTCCAGGTGTTCCTGTTGACGAAAAAGCTGTAATTATTCAGTGGGAAGAAGACTGGTCATCATTCGATACAACAAATGAAGATAAGTTATTCGAACCAACATGGGCGGGATCAATGCTGAGACTGCCTTATAACATCGACGTGTCCGATAAGCATAGTTCAGATGTTGAACTTGTTAAATATATCGGACGTAGGCACCCCGTAAGTTATTACGGAACACAATTAGGCGAGTCAGCTACTTGGAATGTTGAGATTGAGAAGGACGACAGTGAGACGCTGTATGCACTTCGTAGGTTGGCTATATGGATGGGAGATGTTTATGTAAGAGAGCCTAGTGGCAGTGGCTATTGGGCCCACATCTCTGTTTCGTTTAAGCAGACACATTGCAATTTAACAATCCCAGTAACGCTGGACATAACGAGAGTAGAAGGAGGTATATAAGATGCCAGATTGGTCTGCGTCAATGCAGCAGACATTCGAGTATTATGTGGTTGATCCAATAACATGGAGAGACACTGAAAAGATCACAAATGTCAAGTCTTGCTCAATCAATAGAGATTCTGATGCAGAGACACTCGGTTCTGCAAGTATAGACGTGACTGATTCCCTTGGAGAATGTTATATACGAGCATACCTCATTACAATTCAAAATGGAGTTACTGAGAAGTTTCCTTTGGGTACTTTCTTGGTTCAGACTCCATCATCAAGCTTTAACGGTAAGATACGTAATGTTTCAATGGATGCTTATACTCCATTACTCGAATTAAAAGAGAATCCGCCTCCACTCGGTTACTCCTTGATGAAAGATGAAAACATCATGGATATTGCATATAGGCTTACACGAGAGCACGTAAGAGCTCCTGTCGTTGAGACTAAGTGCGATACTAAACTTAGTTATGATTTTGTGGCGGACACAAACGATACCTGGCTGTCATTCTTAATTGACTTGATAGCCAACGCAAAATATTCATATGGGCTGGACGAACTTGGTCGTATTCTCTTCACACCGAAGCAGGATACGGCCTCTTTACAGCCGGTATGGACTTATAATGACGATAACAGCTCTATATTATTACCCGATTTTAGTATGGATCATGATTTATATGGCATTCCAAATGTTGTAGAAGTGGTCTATTCAAATAACTTAGGAACGCTATACTCAAGAGTCGTAAATGATGATGAGAATAGTCCTATCTCAACGGTTAATAGAGGTCGTGAAATAATACATAGAGTTACCGACCCAGAGTTAGCCGGAAACTCTTCTCAAAGGCAGATAGATGAGTATGCGGAGCAGTTGCTTCGTAATTTGTCATGCCTTGAATACACAGTGACTTATACACACGGCTATTGTCCAGTAAGGATTGGAGATTGTGTAAGACTCAATTATACAAGAGCAGGTATAACTGATATGAAAGCCAAAGTAATAAGTCAATCGATCAAATGTACATCTGGATGTCAGGTGACGGAAAAGGCAGTCTTTACTAAGAAATTATGGAGGTGATATTGGCATGGCTCTATCTAGTGAATTGATATCGCAGTTTGTCAAAGCAACAAAAGATGACAGTAGCAACGATAACAACGAATCTACTGTTTACGGTACCGTGAAGGAGTATAACGGTAAAAAGTATGTGCAGCTTGATGGTTCTGATCTACTTACTCCGATAAGTTCTACGACAGATACAAAAGCCGATGAGAGAGTCACTGTCATGATCAAGAACCATACTGCCACAGTTACCGGTAATATTTCATCTCCAGCAGCAAGGACTGATGACGTTCAGGAGATCGGTAGCAAGATATCAGAGTTCGAGGTTGTTATTGCCGATAAGGTTGATACTAAAGAGCTTAATGCGGAACGAGCTAGGATTGATAATCTGGTTTCTGAGAATGTAATTATTCGAGGAGAGCTCGACGCCAATACGGCAAACATTAAAGAGTTAACCGCTGATAGTGTTAAGGTTAACGATACACTTACAGCTCATAAAGCAGACATCGAGGATCTTCAGGCTAAGAACGCTACTATTGATGGGACTCTTACGGCTCATAAAGCTAGTATCGATGATTTGACGGCTGATAATGCAACGATCAACAGTACGTTAAATGCTCATAAAGCGAACATTGATGACCTTACGGCAGATAATGCGACTATAAAAGGCAATTTGACAGCAGCAGAAGCAAATATCGAGGATCTGAAGGCTAATAAGTTGTCCGTAACAGATGCTGAACTAAAGTATGCGAATGTTGATTTTGCTAACATCAATCAGGCAGCGGTAGAAAAGCTCTTCACCGATTCTGGCATCATTAAAGACCTGATCGTGAGTGAGGGTAAGATTACTGGTGAATTGGTAGGCGTTACTATTAAGGGTGACCTGATTGAGGGTAATACTATCGTTGCGGATAAGCTTGTTGTTAAAGGATCCAACGGTCTATATTACAAACTTAACACAGATGGTGTCACCACTGAGTCTGAGCAGACCGAGTACAATAGTTTGAATGGTACAGTTATTCAAGCTAAGTCGATTACAGCTACAAAGATTGCAGTTGATGACTTGGTCGCTTTTGGTGCAACAATTGGTGGATTTAATATAACTAAATCTTCCATATATTCAGGAGTAAAGAGCTCTGTTGATAACACTACTCGTGGAATCTATATGGATAACGAGGGTCAAATAGCTTTTGGAGATGGCAGTAACTATCTGAAATATTACAAAGATACGGATGGAAGTTACAAGCTCGCAATCTCTGCCCGAAGCATCAAAATGGGATCAAGTGGAAAAGATGTTGAGACCGCTATTAACGAGAAAACTACCATAAATGACGTTAAAAACTATGTAGGAAGCCGTGGCGAGAATCTCATCACAAATGGAACAGCCATGCTTGGTGATAATACAAACTTTTCTAAGTTTAAGTATGATGGCAGAGACACATACCATGCAGGTGGATGTTTTGTAAGAGAAAACGAATTAGGATATGATATTTACTGTACCGATGAATTCATACCAATTGATCCATCTCAAACATATTCACTATCATATTACATAAAAAATTCAAATAGTAAAATGGTAATGTATGATTTTATTAACTGTTATGATATAGATAGAAAAGAAATACACTGTAAGAATATCTTATATGTTAAGGGATCGACAACTACATTATCCGAAGATCTTAAGCCAGGAGATACCGTCATTCATGTTGCAGATGTATCTGGATTTGAGACGACAACGCCTGATTTTAGAAAAGGTGTTATATTTTGGAATTATACAAATTCTAAAGGTTACACATATCCACCAGAAACGTATTCCAGAAACGTTGACACAAAAAGAACTTTATGGGATTCTGAATCTGCAATAGATAAAGTTAACAATACCATATCTATGAATAGACCTTGGGACGGAGATATAATAAAAGCAGGAACGTATCTATCACAAAAAAGCGATGGAAGCTCTTACATATACGGTAATGCAGCATATACAGTTCCGGAAAATGAATGGGTTCTAAAAACAAGTTCAATGAGTGGTATCGGTAAATATAATGAGCAACACAAATTTCGTGAAGCTACTGCATTTGTACGTGTTGGATGGATTATTAACTATTTTCATATAACTGAAAATAATCCAACAACCAAGCTCAGCACAGTAACCCTAACTGCTAATGCTGGAAGATCTGACATTGATGCTGTTAAGAAAGATATAAGTAACGTTCAGGCTGATATAGACGATGTTCGAGATGAGATAACAACACTTCTTAGGATAGAGTCTTCAAGGGGTACAGTATTCAAAAGTGATAGGGTGGCTACTGTCTTATCCGTTGTGCTATATCACGGAAAACAGAGAATAACAGACAGCGCTACTATGAAACAAGTATTCGGCGACAAGGCATATTTGCAGTGGAAATGGCAGAGGCTGGACGACGAATCATTCGGAATCCTATCATCTTCAGATTCAAGATTTGGAGATAATGGATTCACATTTACTTTATCGCCAGATGACGTAGATACAAAAGTTACGTTCATGTGCGAATTGATGGTTTAAGTAAAACGTTAATAAACAGACCCTTCCTCTAGCAATGAGGTTGGGTCTTTTTAATTTTAAAGAAAGAAGGAATTCAAAATGGCAATTAAGGCAGCAGATCAGTTGACGATTATCGACGTAACCGACGCGTATTCAGTCATGCTGACAAGTGAGGCATACACATTCGTAGGTGGAACTGGTGGAGTAGCTTCCGGCCAAACTTGTACAACGGAGGCAGTGGCATTCTGCGGAACAAATCAGTGTACATCGGTTAATGTAACAGCGGCAGATATTGTTTGTCCAACGGGTATCAGCGCAGCCGTTACAAACAGCGGAACATCTAAGGTTAAGATCACATTTACCACCACAGCAACGATTTCGTCGGCTTGCGAGGCTACTATTCCTGTAGTAGTTGACGGTATTACGATGAATAAGAAGTTCTCTTTCGCTGTGGCTAAGGCGGGTACTAATGGCCAAAACGGTACTTCCGTAACAGTATCATCGACCTCAATAACATACCAGGTTGGTACCAGCGGAACAACAAAACCAACTGGAGAATGGTCGGCAACAATTCCTACTGTCGCCAAAGGCCAGTATCTCTGGACCAAGACGGTTGTTAAGTATTCTGATGGTAAGTCGACAGAAGCTTATAGTGTTTCCTATCAGGGAACAAACGGTCAAAATGGTCAAAATGGTACATCTGTTACCGTATCTTCGACATCTGTAACATATCAGGTAAGCTCAAGTGGAACAACTACTCCGACTAGTACATGGGGCACTTCGGTTCCAAGTGTGCCAAATGGACAGTTCTTGTGGACTAAGACTGTCGTAACTTATTCGGACGGTAAGTCAACTACTTCATATAGTGTGTCATACAAAGGAACCAACGGTACGAATGGCACAAATGGTGCAGATGCTATCACAGTAACGATAACGTCTTCGAACGGCACAATTTTTAAGAATAACTCTGGCTCTACGGTACTTACAGCTCATGTATTCAAAGGCGCTGTCGAGCAGTCTATTACTGATGCAGGTGTCGTAGCAGGTAGTCTCGGTACTATCAAATGGTATAAGGGTACTAGCACAACAGCAATCGCTACTGCTAAGACCCTCACAGTCGCAGCTACAGACGTACTCAATTCCCAGGTATATACTTGCCAGCTTGAATAGGAGGTGTTAAGCAATGGCAGTAAAAGCCAAAGCAGAGATAACACTTTCTCGAATTATAGATATTGAATCTGTAACTCGGTACTACTTACTTCAGTCCTCAACAGCGAGCGTGCCGTCAAAACCGACGGCCAACCCGCCTGGGGGTAACTGGAAAACGACAGAGCCGTCATACACATCAGGCTCTACTAACACATTATATTTTGTCGATCTGACTGTTATGACAAACGGCACGTTCAGCTATTCGGCAGTATCTAAGTCTAGTAGCTATGAAGCAGCCAAAGAGGCTTGGAATAAGGCTAATAATGCTCAGAATAGTATCGATAGTTTGCAGGTTGGAGGTAGGAATCTAATTCTCAACTCTGATGTTTGGGAATTGAACGGTTCCGTAGCAACAGGTATAACCAAAGAAGTGAATGATGGAGTTTTAAAGATCGTATCTGCATCCGGAAACGGTAACTGGTGTAGTTTCAGTAGAAAAAACGTCATAGAAGATAACTTAAACGAAGGCGATCCATTTACGTTCTCAATTGAGATTAAATCGGAAGACGGAACTAAACCTCCAGCCATATACTTCAAAAGTGGCATGGGGTATTACTCAATGAAAGGAACCATATCGTCTGAATATTCTTGGATTTATTATACCGGTACGTGGAAAAAGACAAATGATATATCTTTTCATTTTGGATGGAATACTTCAATAGGAACCTATTATATTCGAAAAATTAAACTCGAAAAAGGTAACAAACCAACAGACTGGATTCCTGCTCCAGAAGATATGGCCACATCAGATGCTATTACAGCAGCAAATACGGCTATGGATGAACTTGCAGATCAGGTTGATGCTCGTATCACGGCTACAGAAACGGATATAGATGCTGTTAATCAGGTCATTTCAAACCTGATTGTCGATGAGAATGGCGGTTCATTAATGAAGCAAACGACTGATGGTTGGGTCTTTTCAATGGCAGAAATAATGGGGCAAGTACAGCAGGCAACTGATGACTTAAAGACTCTCGAAGGTAACCTCGATGATCAAGGCGGTAGTATCGATGCGTTGCAAAATGCGGTAAACGCTTTGGAGACATTGACGAGTTATGTTCGTATTACTACCGAAGGAGACGAGCCTTGCATTGAGCTTGGCAATCACGGGGCATTCAAAGTCCGTATCACAAATACATCAATTGACTTTATGGACGGTACTTCAATACCTGCCTACATAAACAATCAGTCTCTCAAAATAGATAAGGCTGAGGTAGAAAACGAGCTTGCATTCGGAAAATTTGCATTCAAAGAACGAGATAACGGAAATATGGGATTAATTTGGAAGGGGTGATAATCCGTTATGGCAACATTAAAAACTGCACAATTTGGTAGCGGAACTTGTCCTCAGGCGCAGCTTGATGTAACAGTATCGAGTAATACTGCGACGACGGCTACATTATCCTGGACTCTTAAGTGGGTTACTCATGGATACACAGTATCGGCAAGTAATAGTAAAAGCTACACTGTAAAGATAAACGGTTCGACAGTCAAGAGTGGTACTTTTGCTATTAACGGTAAAACCACCAAAACAATAACAAGCGATACAGTAACGATAAATAAAGGCACGGCAACCAAGTCAATTCCTTTGTCGTTATCTTTTGATATGTCGTATTACTGGGGTAGCACGTATGGCGGCACAAAAACTGCTTCCGGATCAATCTCGGTTGGCGCAAAGACATCATATAATATTTCTTACAACGCTAACGGAGGTTCAGGTGCACCATCTGCTCAAACAAAATGGCATGGTACTGACATAAAACTCTCGACCACAAAACCATCAAGAACGGGCTACACATTTTCAAAATGGAATACTAATGCTTCCGGAACCGGTACTTCGTATAACTCAGGAGCTACATATACTGCTAATGCAGCGACAACTCTGTATGCCGTATGGAATCAGATTACGTATACCGTTTCTTACAACGCTAACGGAGGTTCAGGTGCACCATCTGCTCAGACTAAGAAGTATGGAACGGCTTTAACTCTGTCATCAACCAAACCAACTCGTGCAAATTACACATTCAAAGGATGGGCTACGTCTTCAACCGGAGGTGTAGCTTATTCTGCTGGTGGAAGGTACACGGCAAACGCTAAAGTCACATTGTATGCGGTTTGGGAATTGACATATACAAAACCGGTTATTTCAAGTCTTAAAGCGATTCGTTGCGATTCAGAAGGTACCGCCGTAGAGACGGGCACCTATGCAAAAGTCACATTCAATTGGTCTACTTGTACCGTAACGGGCAACACGGCAACTGTTTCGTCAATCAAAATAGTGTGGGGAAGCACAAATGTCTCTCCAGCAGGAAGTGGATCAAGCGGAAGTGTATCTCAGGTAATTGGTGCCGGCGCACTTAGTGTGGACAGCTCATACACAATTACCGTAGTGGTATCGGATAGTAAGAGCGGAAGCACAAGTAAAACTATAACTTTGGGCGGAACCAAATTTCCTATTGATTTTAAATCAGGAGGTTCTGGTGTTTCCATAGGTAAACCAGCAGAGCTTGCGAATGTATTTGATGTAAACTATCAAGCTATATTTAGAGCTGGATCGGATGTTTCACCAACTACTGCTAATACCGGTACTATCATTATCGGTAATCCATCCGGAACGCATCTTGCTATGGACGGAAACGAAATTATGGCAAAGAGCAATGGCACAACTGCCGGAAATCTGTTTATACAATGCGATGGTGGAATGCCTTGTCTTAGTAACAATACTGCTCAAGTCGGTAATGTTCGTTTTCAAAACGAATGGATAGGTTTTTATAGCTCATATACTGACGCTAGAAATAACACAAACCGAAAAGGCTATATTGGTCATGGCGGGGGTGATGATCTGAAGATATATAACGAAGTATCTGGAGGATGTATATCAACAAATGTAACCGTGCAAACCGCAGGCACATTCAGATTGAATGCCGCATACTCGACTTCTACTTCTTTGAACTGTCGATGGAAAGATGGTCTGATACATGACTTGATAAACCGTAGTTCTGATGGACTTAGCAGTTATATCGGACCGGTATCAACTAGTGACAGCATGAAAAGTGTAACGAACATAAGAGGTTATACTGTTCGTCTGTACAACCACGGAGGCGGTACATATCTCGGCTCTAGCGGAAGCACAGCAATCACCTCGGATAAGAATCTCAAAAAAGATATTTATGATCTGAGTGATAAGTATGTCGAATTCTTCATGAAGCTGAGACCAGTAACTTACAAGTACAATGCCAAGGAGAATATCGGCCATAGAGATCACTTGGGTTACATAGCTCAGGAGGTTGAGGATGCACTCACTACGAGTGGTCTGACCACCGAACAGTTTGCTGGCATATGTATCGAGAATGACGTAACGCTTGACTTCAACGAGGATTCATCTCTGACTGATAAAGAGCGTGAGGATAATAAGATACATTATGACAAGTTATATTCTCTGAGATATGAAGAGTTTATTGCCTTGAATACTCATATGATTCAGCAGGCATATAAAAAAATAGAAGAACAACAGACTGAGATTGATGATCTTAAAGCAAGATTATTAAAATTAGAAAGTATGATGGGAGGACTGAAGAATGAATAAGAAATTTTGGAAAGCAATTGCAGTACGTGCAATCCGTACAGTCTGCCAGACAGCTGTAGCGTTGATTGGAACCGCGACATTCGTTGAAGACGTAAACTGGGTTGCAATTACATCCGCCTCACTCTTATCTGGCGTGGTATCCGTACTGACGTCTATCGCCACCGGACTACCTGAAGTAGATAAGTAGTGGGTGGTTGGAATGAACGAGGTAGTATTTGTTGGATATTTGGTTCTGGCTGTCGTTACTCTCGGTGGATTTATTGCAGTGATAATGAAGTTCGTGCAACCAATAAACGATTTACGAGTTGTTATTCAGAAGCTGAATGACACGATTGACACACTCAAAACCGATAATGTTACTCAAAATCGAAGGATTGAAAAACACGGAGAACAGATTGACGATCTGAATCATCGTGTAGGTAAAATCGAAACTAAGATTGAGACCTATCGTAAGTAAAGAATAAAGGCTCCGTCAATATGACAGGGCCTTTTATTTTTTATCCCAATTTCTTATCATCTTTAGTTCCAATTATCTCATAACCATATTTTAATCTCTTAGGGAGTTTATGATGTTTTCTTCCCTCATATCCTAGTGCCTCATCAATAGCATTCCTTGCACACCTATTTGTCTTGTAGATGTTATTATCTCCTGGGATCGTTATGGTCCAACCATTCTTATAACCCTCAATCCAATATCCGCGGTATTTGAAGTCTGCTCTTTCTACTGCTGTATCTTTCCATACTATTCTCATTTATAGTTCCTCCAAACGTTGTTTTGTCAACGTGTATATCATCGGGGCGCTATAAAAATAACACCATAATGATATACACGAAGGGTAAAAGTTAACCCACACTTTATTGGTGTAGGTCTATGTCTAATATGAATTCTACATCATTTTCGCGACTGAATTCAATTCTGCTGATTATCTGTTTTAAGGATTCATTTTTAGTAGCCGCATCGAGTTGATCATCTTGTATCGTCATCAACGCCTCTGATACGAGTATTAGTTTTTCCTCGTACTCTTCTTTTTCTGGAATAGTATATTCCAAGTCTTCTATTTGCTTTTCTAACGTTTCCAATCGTTGATTGTGGATTGTCTTACGCTCTACAAACTCATTATTCGTAATATCATCATTCTCCCACGAATCAAATAATTTCGATTTCTTTTTTTCTATTTTACGCATCTCTTTAACGAGAGCATCTATCTGTTTCTGTATGTCATTCTCGTCTACATCAGGAGAGTTCTCTATCTTAACTTCGAAATCGTCTACATAAGTACGCAACGCATGAGTAACGGCTGCAACAACATCACTAGCTATTGCTGACTTGACTCTGCATCCTGAGGCATTACTCTTATGAACGATTCGGTCACTACGAGTTTTATCATAAGGTTGTAAATGCATCGACTTGCCACATTTCTTGCAATAGACTAACCCAGCAAGAGGATTCTTAAGTTGCAATCCAGAACGAGTACGATCTTTGTAAAACTTCTTTTGAGCTTCTCTGAATGTCTCTTCATCAACCAAAGCATCTTTCATGTGTTTGCCGTCATATAACATATACTGATCTGAGTGATAACGTGGGCGAGTTATTTTAAGTTCACCATTAACCATTGTCTTAATTCTCATACGATTATTCCATCTGACTTTTCCCATATATACAGGATTTGTCAAATAAGTTTTAACCGAATCTTTAGTCCACTCAGTATCTCCTCGATATGTCGGAGCACCCATAGCGGTTAATCGTTTTGCTATATCGTGAGTTGATAGACCGTCTTTAACTGACCATTCAAATATTTTCTTAATGTAAGGAGCCTCAATTTCGTTAGGGACTAGTGTACGCTTTGTCTTGGTCTTTACAATATTGTATCCGTACGGACGATAAGCGCCCATGTAATTTCCTTCGACAACCGCTTGTCTACGGCCACGGTCCATACGTTTGTGGATCATCTTATATTCTCGACGAGACATGAATAGTTCAAATTCCATATATTCTTCGTCTTCTTGAGAGTGTGCTACGTCATATGTTTTGGTAGGGGTTACAACTAGCACGCCGTTATTCATATTTGAGTATTTAAGACAGTCCATAATTGTTTGAGCATCACCTTGATTACCACGAGATAAACGAGTTACTTCAACTATGAGGATACCTTTATATTTTCCTTTATAGCAATCTTCGAGTAACTTCTGTATCTTGGGTCTACCGGCAATAGACTCACCAGACTCTAATTCGGTGTATATTTCACCAATGTAAAAACCTTTTCTAGCTGCAAGTTCTTCTAGCATTTTCCTATGCCGAGCCAGTGTCTCTCCTTCACCGAGTTTTTCGGCTTCTAAATCTGCTCTGGATTTTCTTAAGTAAATTGCATAAACATCCATATCCAAAGCTTTAGATGCTACGTTATTCATATCAAATGTTGTCATGGAGTCACTTCCTATATCTATAATGTACTTGCCAAGGGATAAAGTTGGCATCACCTCCTTCGCGTTATTTTCAACTCCCTTTTATTTTTGTCTCTGTGAAATTAAGAATCTACCATACTCCATTAACTTCTCATGCTCTTCATCGGTGAACGGGTCCATGCCGAACGCTTTATGCCATGCTTCTACATGTCTCACATAAGTCTCGTTTACGGACGAATATACAGCCTCTTCTTCACCATCTGATATTTTTGTAGATAGCATTTCTTTAGTATTCCACCCCATTAAATGAGCAGGGGTTGTGTCTAAAGTTTCAGCGAGTGGATTAAGAATGCTCAATGGCAAATTCTCAATATCTCCATTTTCATATCTATATATCGTTGTTCTATTCTTACCTAGTTTAGATGCAAGATCATCGATCGACATACCTCTTTTCGTTCGTAAATTCTTTATTCGTTTTCCTATAGACATTATCTTGTCTCCTTTCTGACAAAGCTTATCATATATTAATATTTGCATACGTGCAAACAAAAAGCAAACCTAGATTAAAATATTTGCATTTTATGCGAAAAAAATGTATTGACAGAAAAATTGGAATGGTGTTATCTTTTAGATGTTGCATGAAACGCAACCAGAAAGAGGTGTATGCATTGGATGCAAATAAAATAATTTTTAAGATTTTTGAGAAGAGTTTACATGTTGATACAGCTGCTGAACTATACAAAAAGATTTCTCGTAATGAAGAGATAACTATAGGTGATGCACTCAAACTGAAAGAACTCCTGAATCTTACCAATGTAGAGGCAATTGATATTTTCTTATCTTAGAGGTGTTTGTATATGAAAACATACAGATTTAAAAACGCTATTGTGCACGTTCATGGAAAGGTGAGTAAGGAAAGACTTGAAAAAGCCACTATCAAACTCGTAAAAGGCTCCCAGAGATATAAGAGAGGAGCGAAGAAGTAATGGCAACAATGATTCGTCCTGAGGTTTCTAAAGATAATAAATACTGGATTGATAAGCATCGTCATTACGAGCTTAAACATTTTTGCTTGCAGTATCCCGAATGGAAGAAAGAATACAGACGGAATCCTGGAATCTCATCTTCTTTAGTAGATAGATTGGCGAGTGATAATATCCCAGGAGATCCAACAGCAAAGCATGCAATGCGAAAACTCTATTACCTTGAACGAATTAAGCTTATTGAGCGTATTTCGAAAGAGGCGGATGAGGATTTGCATGATTATATTTTAAAAGCAGTGACAGAAGGGCTGTCTTATACATATTTAAAATCACAAATGAACATACCTTGTAGCAGAGATACCTATTATGACAGATACAGACGGTTTTTCTGGCTGCTGAATGAATCAAGAGATTAAGGAGAGATAAACATGAGAAGTAGAACAAAAATTGAGATCAGAAATAAGGCTAGATTAATACATTGTCTTGCCGCTATTTTGGAGTATGATGCGGAAAACCTTAAAAATGACGCAAACTTATGCCATCCAGATGACCTATTCCGAACTATACGAGATACAAAGGATACATTGCAGAATATCGCCGATACGATAACTGAAATTGAGTACGAGTTATATTTAGATTCGCGAAATAAACATGTACCTTTATGAAGAAATTAAAAGGAGGAATTTATCATGAAAGGATTTTTCACAGAATGGTGGGATATTCAGAGAGAAGAAAGAGCTATGGAGAAGGCGTACATGAAGAAACACGGTAAAGGTGTTGTCTTACTGAATGCATCTCTTATAGCGGTTCCTATCGCTGCAATGGCCATTTATGGAAAAGTTAAAAACAAAGATAAAAAGAAAGAGCAAATTTCTGAAGGAGAGGAGTCCTAATTTAGGATTCCTTTTCTTTTTGCTCGCATTAAAAACATACTCCTTTATGAGGAAACTCATACATATTTTTAAGGAGGAATTTATATATGGCAAGAATAGTAAAAGTAAAGGATTTACCAAAAAAGAAGACAACGACGAGGAATAGCTTGCAGATATTGCTTGGGGAATTCTACGAGAGTGATGCTATATTCGGAAAATACGAATACAGCGAAAACAATTACGTAGATGTCCACAGTGCTGCAAATGCACTTCGCGTGGCTGCTAAAAGAGGTAAATTTCCAATCAAGATTCACCAGAGAGGAAATGAAGTTTATCTTGAAAAGGTAAGAGTTTAAAAGGATTGCCCTACATGGGCTTTCCTTTTTCTTTTATCCTAGATTAAATTTTATCTAAGCTAGCTTAAATTCCGTACGTGGGTGACGACAAATGATGTTATTTTTGTAATGTCGAAAAAATCCCGGGTTGGAATTTTTGAAAAACATTTTAGAAAGGAGGGTTTTAGTTGGATATTTTGACACTGATTATATCCTGTGCGGGTATGTTCTTCTGCGGTTTTGTTGCTGGTTCAATATTCGAGGCTACTAGAAATAGAGCTAAAAACAAGCCGGTTGGTACACTCAAGGTCAACAATTCTGATCCGGACGGTCCATATTTATTTTTGGAATTATCGACTTACCCAGAAGACATAATGCAAGAAGAGTATGTCACCATGAAAGTCGAAACGCGAGAGTAGCACGTTCTTTTATGGAACGATTAGTTCACAATATTTTTAGGAGGAATCGAAATGGACAAGCTGAGGAAAAGGCACGATGAAGAGTTGAACAGAATGTACGATAAGCTGGCAAATTTGGAGCCAGGTTCAGACGAGTACGAGAAAATGTTGGCAGAGATTGCGAAGGCAACAAACGTAAGAAACGAATCTAAGAAGGTTGGAAATGAAAAGAAAGACCTTATGATTAAGATCGGTACGGTTGCTGCTGGAGTGCTCCTGACACCAATTATTGATACCGTCTGCAAACGTAGCTTAGCTGGATTTATCGGCAAAGTCGAGCAGATGGAGACTTTCACATCGACGCCAGGAAGAAGCATGTCTAGTTGGTTCAAGTGGAAGAACTGAACTGATTAATTTAAAGGAGGACGCTAAGGAAACTTAGTGTCTTTCTTTTTCTTTCTTACGCGAAAATAACAAGGGGTATTATGAGAAACAGTTAGCTCAAATGGTTAGAGCAACAGATTAAAAATCTGGAGGTTGTGGGTTCAATTCCCATGCTGTTTCTCTTTTGCTTTTATCCTAATCGAAAGGGTGAGTACCAATGAAAGACTCACGAACATTACAAAAACTGTCACTCAAGTCAAGGGGATTCTTAAGAAACAACTCTGCTACTATTCTAACAACTGTAGGAGCAATTGGAGTAGTAGGGACTGCTGTATTGACGGCTAAAGCCACCACTAAGGCAAATGATATTTTAGAGGAGGCTACAATTGAGAAGGGAGAAAAGCTTACTGTAAAAGAGAAAATCGTTGTAGCAGGTCCAAGTTATATTCCTGCTATTCTAATGGGAACAGTCACTGTCTCTTGTATTTTTGCGGCAAACGTCCTTAATAAACGCCATCAAGCGGCTTTGGTTAGTGCGTATGCGATGCTGGATCAATCTTACAAGCAATATCAAAGTAAAGTAGAAGAGTTCTATGGCGAAGGATCTAATGAGAATGTTAAGAACGAAATTGCTAAAGACGAGTATAAGAAAGTCTCAATTAGAGTAGATGATGGTAAAGAGCTGTTCTATGATGACTACTCTAAAAGATATTTTGAGTCAACCAAAGAAAAAGTAAAGCAAGCAGAATACACGCTCAATCGTAATCTTGTAATGAGAGATTATGCATATTTGAATGAGTGGTACGATGAATTAGATTTAGACCTTTTGGACGAAGGCTACAAACTAGGCTGGACCATGGGTCAATGTATGGATATGTACTGGCAACCTTGGATTGACTTTGCTCATAGCAAAATTGAACTTGATGACGGACGAGTATGTAATGTCATTCGAATGATGGAAGAGCCTATCCCTGATTTTGAAGATTATTAAACAAATTGATAAGGGGCCTTAATGCAAGGTCTCTTATTTTTCTGTGAGGTTTTATGAGATATCATTACGAGAAACCAAGTATGTTTATGTCTATGTATGGACAGATTTATATTTGCAATCACCCTGTTTATAGTAAATGTACATTATATAAGATAGGAAATAAAGGTTTAGCAGTGATTCAGCAACGCCATGATCCGATATCCAAAACAACTTGGTGGAGTGAGATAGATTCGTGGCTTACTGATGAATTATATTTACATAGAGGATTCAAAGAGTTTTTTGATTCTCGTGCAGGTGAATGTACGGACGGTTTATATCCAACAGTGACCATACGTCAAATCATGTGGGCATTAAAGATAAAGCCGATGAAAAGAGAACGCTGGGAAACATGCTTTGATAGACGAAATATTTGATTCGCGAGATTAACATACTCCTTTATGAAAACCAAAACAGTTATTGTTTTACTTAAGGAGGAATTTATTATGAACAAAATGCCAAAAATGGAGGAACTAACTACGTTAGTAGAAACAGTTAAGATGAGCATCGAGTTGCAAGAGCTAATGAGTATTGTTGCTTTTGATGCTAAAGAAAAGGAGATGCTTGATCGACGGATTTTACTAACTAAACAGTTGGGATTCCAACTGGCACTTGCAAATGCCACAATTAAGGAACTTAACAAATGTGGTACAGGGGAATAAGCTTCGGCTTTTCCCTTTTCGCCAAAACAACAAATTCTATAATGAAAGGAGTGATATTTATGACTTACAAGCAGATTGAGGCGGCTAGGGAGGTTAGACTCTGGATTGGTCAGATTGTTGTACCAGCAGCTACGGTTGCAGTTACGGCTATGACTATACCGGAAGTTAGACAAATGATAGCAGCTAAAGCGGACAGTGTAAAGTATAAAATCAAGTCTAAAATTAATAAGAGGGAAGCCTAGTGCTTCTCTTTTGTTTTCGCGTAAAATACATACTCCTTTATGAAAACAATGGTTTGTTTAAAATCAAAGGAGGAATTATTTATGAAAAGATTATGGTTTATTATTGCGGAAGAGGATGACGGATCTTTCAAGGCTGTTAAGAAACGCATTAAGGAATTGGGTAATAGGATTTCTGATTACCAGATTTCCAAACGTTTTAAAGTAAGCGGAATAAAGGTACGTACATTAACTATAATATGCAGTGAAGAAACATATAAAGAAATATTAAATTGTGGTTACGAAACAACAGATATAGTTTTAAAAGATTAGAGCTTCGGCTCTTTTCTTTCTTCGCGCAATTTACACCTCCTTTAATGGAAGATTACATATTTCAAAGGAGGAATTATAAATGATTATATTTACAATCTTATTAATTGCGTTGGTCCTAATAGTGGTTATTGGTGTACTTAGCATTGGAATTGCTGGAGGTGCATCAATCATTCTATTCGGTGATGTGATTATATTTGGGTTGATCGTGTATTGGATCATTAAGAAAATTATCAAGAAGAAAAAGAAGTAATCTAAAAAGCGGAGTCGAAAGACTCTTGCTTTTGCTTTCGCGATTTTTACACTTTCTTTAATGGAACGAAACGATTAAAAAGGGGGTGATGATTATGACAATCCTAGGAATAGCATTGGTCGTAATCGGAATCGCGATTATTATTAAAGATTCCAACAACGGAGACTCATAATGAGTCTCTTTTGTTTTTATATTACCAGCAAAGCTGGAATTTTCTGCAGATGCAGATAAATGAAAGGAGTTTTAAACTATGAACAACGCATTTTTGAAACAGCATTCATCTACCATTCTTACAGTGATGGGTGCAATCGGAGTCGGAGCAACCGCCGTGATAGCGGTAAAAGACACACCAAAAGCGCTTCAAATACTTGAGGAAGCGAAACAGGAAAAAGGAGAAGAGCTTACAGTTAAGGAGAAAATTATAACGGCAGGTCCTGTTTATATTCCGGCTATAGCTGTTGGTGTCTCCACAATCGCTTGTATATTTGGGGCAAACGCACTTAACAAGCGTAATCAGGCTGCGCTTATGAGCGCTTATGCATTACTCGATCAATCCTATAAAGACTACAAGCGTAAAGTCGGCGATATTTACGGTGAGGATGCCGATAAGAGGATTATTGAGGAAGTGGCCAAAGAAGAACTCGAACCTCGAGATAATACAGATGATACAGATGACTCAAATGTAGTTACTATATTTGACGGCACAACAATGCGCTCGTTTGAATCAGTTCTCGATAGGATTACTACGGATGATGGTATGGAGATCTACTGCATTGAGACACCACAAGAGTTACCTTGGTTTGACTAATTTCGCAAGAATAGCATCGACTTTAATGAAAGGAGTGAATGTCTAATGAATAAAAAAATCGAATGGACCAAAATTATTGGTCTTGCTGGTATGGCGTTAGGTTTTGCTGCAACTGCAATATCTAATTATGCAAGTGGCAAAGAGCAAGAAAAGGTTATCGAGGAAAAGGTCAACGAGGCATTGGCTAAAAAAGACGAGGAGTCCTAATCAAGGGCTCTTCCGTTTTGATGTCATAAATAAAAAGGAGGAAAAACTTCATGACAAAGGAAACACTAACTAAGTTCACCAGAAGTTTAAAAGGTACGGTGACGAAACGCAGTCCAGAGATACTTACTGGCATAGGTATTGCTGGCATGATCACATCCGTCTTTCTCGCAGGAAAGGCGACGGTTAAGGCTGTGCGAATTGCAGATGGGCTTGATCATATTGATAGGAATACTTATGATGTTGTAAGCCCAACAAAGAAAGAAGTCGTTAAGGCGTGTTGGAAACTTTATATTCCCGCAGCGCTCACAGCGACGGCTTCTACTGCTTGTTTGATCGGTGCAAGCTCAGTCAACCTCAAGCGTAATGCCGCAATTACAGCTGCTTATAAACTTTCAGAAACGGCCCTTGCAGAGTATAAGGATGCCGTTGTCGAGACAATTGGCGAGAAGAAAGAGAAAGTAGTAAAGGAAAAAGTTGCTAAAAAGCAGATCGAGAAGAAACCCTTGAACTCTGGCAATGTTATCGTCACGGACAGAGGCAGTGTTTTATTCTTTGATCCTATCTCAGCAAGATATTTCAAATCTGATATGAATACAATCAAGAGCGCCGAGAATGCGATCAATAAAAGTATATTAAGTTCTGCTTTCACCGATGGAGCATCTCTTAATGACTTCTATGACGAGATCGGTATCCCGCATTCGAGTGTCGGTGATGATATGGGTTGGAATGTCGACAACCTGCTTGAGATTTATTGTTTCTCACAAATAGCAGGTAAAGAAACAGAGTACGAAGGCACACCTTGTATTGTGCTTGATTATGTTAATCCGCCTAAATACGACTATTGCTAATTCGCGAAAATTGCAATGCGTTTTATGAGAACGAAATGTTCCGAATTTATATTTTTGAAAGGAGTCTTTGAAAATGGAAGACAAGGAAATTATGGAAGTTGCAAACATTGACGAGGTTACATCTGATAACGTAGAGGTTATCGATACACCCGAACAGAAGTCAGACGACAAAGGATGCGGACTTATACTTAAGGTCGGTCTTGTTGCGGCTGGAGCTGCTTTGGCTACCGTGGCAGGTAAGCTGAGACAGAGAAAGAAGCGCAAGGACGAAGAAAAGGAAGAGTCCGAGAAGGTTGAGTATCTGAAGAGTAAGGGTTATCGTGTCTATGCTCCAGATGAAGCGCCAGTGCGTGACTTGGAAGTTGAAGACATTGAAGAGATGGAAGAAGAGTAAACGAAACAAAAGTTCTAACAAGAGGGAGGTACCTGAACAAGGTATTTCCCTTTTTGTTTTATTGAAAGGAGTATATTCTCATGGCCGATATTAAAACAGGTCCTAATCCAGACAAAAAGAAAGTCGAAAAGGTTGTAAGTGGTAGCGTAAAAGTTAAGAAAAAGAACGGCGTTACGAAGTTCGCGGATAACTTCATATCAGAAGATATTCACAATGTGAAGTCTTACGTTATCACAGATGTACTTATCCCATCAGTTAAGAGAGCAATCTCAGAGATGGTCACAAACGGAATTGATATGATTCTGTACGGTAGCACCGGTGGAAGATCAAAGAGAAGTTCTGCCGATAGGGTTTCTTATAGAAATTATTATGACAGACGTGATGACGACCGCTATCGTGACCGCGATAGGGATAGAGTAAGAACATCAGCATATAGCTTTGACGATATTGTACTCGATAGCAGAGGTGAAGCTGAAGAGGTCCTTGCAAGAATGGATGAGCTTATTGACCAATACGGAATCGTATCCGTGGCTGATCTGTATGATCTTGTTGGCGTAACAGGTAATTATACAGATAATAAGTACGGCTGGACAAACATCCGTAATGCAGAACCTATCAGAGTAAGAGACGGATATATGCTGAGACTTCCTAAGGCTCTTCCTATTAACTAAGGAGGTCTACACATGAGTGATATTTTAAGATCCGAGTATTCCGAGCAATTCGACAAGGAACGTAAACACAGAATTGAGGTTTCATATTTTAAGTATGGACCAGCAAGAAAAAACTTCGCAGAAGGCAGGGTTGACGCTATAGCAACAGCAGAACTCTGTCTTGATGCATTTAAGAAAGACCATAATGCAGAGCATCTTATTGATGCCGCAAACTATTTGATGTTCAGGTTTAAGTATCCTATGCCTGGAGATCATTTCACACCAACAGATTCAAACGGCAGTGTTGGTACTGTCGGAACACCATATAATTTTGAAAAGGAGTTTTAAATCATGAAAACAGAACTTATGAACAAGATGTCAAGAAGCTTCCACAAGCTTGGCCTCAATGTTAAAAAGCACAGCCCAGAGATTCTTCTGGTTGCTGGTATTGCTGGTGGCGTAACCAGCGCAGTAATGGCTTGTAAAGCCACAACAAAAGCGGGTGCAATTCTTGATGACATGCACGATCAGATGGACAAAATTCATCAGGTAGCACAAATGGAAGACGTAGATTATACAGAGCAGGATCTGAAGAAAGATACAACAATCGTCTACACTCAGACTGCTGTCAAGTTTGCTAAGCTTTATGGTCCGGCTATTGTTCTTGGTGCCGCATCTATCGCAAGTATTCTCGCAGGACACAACATTATTCGTAAGCGTAACGCTGCTCTCACTGCCGCATATGCCGCTGTAGACAAGGGCTTCAAAGAATATAGAAGCAGAGTCGTTGATCGTTTTGGCGAGGGTCTTGATAAAGAGCTTCGTTATGGTGTAAAGGCTGAAGAAATTGAGACGGAAGTTGTTAACCCAGAAACAGGCGAAGTTACAACAGAAAAAGAAACAGTCAATAATGCTACTGCCCAGTACAGTGATTTTGCAAGATGCTTTGATGACGGATGCGTCGGTTGGAGTAAAGACGCAAACCTTAATCTTATGTTCGTACGCAGAATGCAGGATTGGGCAAACGACAAACTTAAAACACAGGGACACCTGTTCTTGAATGAGGTTTATGATATGTTCGGCTTTGACCGTATTCCAGCGGGTCAGGAAATTGGTTGGCTTTATGATCCAAAAAGAAACGACCTTGCAAACTTCGTAGACTTCAATGTATATGATATTAATAAGGAAGCAAATCGTCTATTTGTAAACGGCAAAGAGCGTAACGTATGGCTCGACTTCAACGTTGACGGTGCGGTATTCGATCTTATGTCTAAAAAGAGAAAGAGTGATAAATAATGACCGGAAGAGATCTGATCATCTTAATCATGACCAATCATCTTGAAGATGAGGAGGTTTTTAAAGATGGTAAACTCATAGACTTTATGGACGAAAAAGAAGCAGCGGTTGAGCTTGAAGTGGGTACAGATACAGTAATTGCGATGTACTCGCTTGGCTTGCTTCCGGGCTTCGTGTTTGGAGATCATTTATATTTTCCGAAAGACATTAAGACTCGTAAGTAATCAGATAGAAAGGGGCTAGTCATGCGTAAAAGAATGGTTGTGTCTTGTGCGTTTGCAGCTATTGCTGGCGTATGCTTTATAGAAGGTTTGATATTACTCAAAAAATAAAAAAATGAAGGGATATGGGAACGTGGATCGACTAAGGAGTGTAGTGTTAACGCTAGACCATATAATGAACACCAAGAAAAAGAGGCATATCATAGGAGGGATTCTATTGAGTGCCTCTATATTCTTTGGAGGATTGGCTTTTACAGTCATGTCCACGCGAGATGAAAAAGAGGAGGACGAAGACTTCTATGAAATTGAGTAACGTAGTTATATTTGCAATCGGGGCCGCTTTAGGCTCCCTTGCTACTTGGAAATTTGTTAAAGCCAAGTATGAGAGGATCGCAAACGAAGAAATCGAGTCTGTTAAAGAGACATTCTCGAAAAAACAGAAGAAAGAAGAGGAGTCTACTGATAAAATGGAGTCAGAAGACAAACACGAAAAAGAATACGAAGAAATGAAAAAACAGTATGACAAATGTCACGATATTATTGATGAAAGGGGCTATTTATTTGTGGAAAGACAGGACGGAACAATACCTAAGCCACCATACGTAATCTCACCAGAAGAGTTCGATACTCTTGACGATTACGGAACCGAGACACTCACGTATTATGCTGATGGTGTGCTTACTGATGATTTTGATAATCCTATTGAGGATGTTGAGGCTATGGTCGGAGTAGAATCTTTGACTCATTTCGGAGAGTATGAGGATGATTCAGTGTTTGTACGAAATGAACGACACAGAATTGACTATGAGATTCTTGCTGACGAGCGAAACTTCTCTGAGGTAGTTGATAACACATGAATTTCAGAGATGAGATAGCTAACGGATATTTTGAGTGGATGTCCGACATTGTGTGTGGAGATAGGTTTCCCGAAAATGTCTCATACAGGAAGCTTTTGATGTATTTACACTGCACAGAATTCACATTCACCATCCGTAAGGACATAAACAGGGCTGAAGACGGAGTAGCTTTGCGAAGACGTTATACGCTTGCTGAGTACAATGAGGATCTGTCTTTATATTTGGATGGGCCATGCAGTGTACTTGAAATGATGTTGGCTTTAGCGATCAGATGTGAAGAGAGTATCATGGACGATCCTAATTTAGGAGATAGAACCGGTCAGTGGTTCTGGGGCATGATTACGAATCTTGGTCTTGGTAGCATGACGGATGAAAGATTCGATAGGTTGGTGGCTGATCGAATTATATCCACTTTCCTCAAAAGGAAGTATGAGCCGGACGGAAAAGGCGGTCTGTTTACGATCAGACACTGTAAACAAGATTTGCGAAGGGTTGAGATATGGTACCAACTCAATTGGTATCTTGACAGTATTATAGGTTAGAGGTGATGAAAATGCTGCATGGTGAACTGTATGAAAAGGTGTTTAAAACATTATTTCCTCAGTATAATGACAAGGTTGAAGAATACTACTCAAACGGAAGGAACAGTATCCGAGTTCGTTTGACTTTGGGGTATGATGTTATATTTTCGTACGACGAGGAGTCCTACAATAAGTATTGGACTCTTGAGAGCGTACCTAGCTTTATAAAAAGGCTGACTAAATGAAAGGAGAAAAAGTAATGTGTTAGACTTTATGCGGGTTTGCACGAGAACCCCGAAAAAGGGCATTATGGAAATCTACCCGAAGTTTATCGTGGGTAGGTGTTCTGATCTAATGATCAGAGGCGGTGACTTCTACGCAGTGTGGGTTGAAGAAAAAGGTCTTTGGTCTACGGACGAAGATGATGCTCTTAGACTCATAGATAAAGAACTTGACAAATATCGTGAAGAAAACTGCAAAAACATCGATAACCACATTATTGTTCTCCATATGTGGGACTCAGACAGCGGTAGCATTGATAAATGGCATAAGTATTGTCAGAAGCAGTGCAGGGATTCCTACATCATGCTTGATGAAAAAATTATATTCTCCAACATGGAGATCGGTAAGAAGGATTATGCCAGCAAGAGACTTAGCTATCCACTCGAGAAAGGTAAGTATGATTCATGGGACAAGCTTATTGGTACTTTATATTCTGAGAATGAGAGAGCCAAGATCGAATGGGCTATAGGAGCTATAGTCACTGGTGACTCTAAGACGATACAAAAGTTCATGGTGCTGTATGGTGCAGCAGGTACAGGTAAGTCTACAATCTTGAATATTATCCAGATGTTATTTGAGGGTTACTACTCGGTCTTCGATGCTAAGGCGTTGGGCTCAAGTAGTAATTCTTTTGCGTTGGAGGCATTTAAGTGCAATCCACTTGTAGCCATTCAGCATGATGGAGACTTATCCAAGATTGAGGACAACACCAGACTTAACAGCTTGGTATCTCACGAGCTTATGACGGTCAATGAGAAGTTCAAAAGTACGTACGCAAATAGATTCAAGTGTTTTCTCTTCATGGGCACCAATAAGCCTGTAAAAATCACTGATGGTAAATCAGGTCTTATCCGAAGATTGATTGATGTAACGCCGTCGGGAAACAAACTCAGCACCAAAGAGTATGATTCATGCATGGAGAAAGTTAAGTTTGAACTTGGAGCCATTGCCTATCATTGCAGAGAGGTATATTTGGAAAACCCAGGCAGGTACAACAATTATATTCCTCTTGAGATGATGGGCGCATCGAATGACTTCTATAACTATGTCATAGACTCGTTCCATATTTTCAAGAAGGATGACAGTGTGACGCTTAAGACTGCTTGGGAAAGATATAAGCAGTATTGCGACGAGGCAAAAGTGCCTTATCCATATTCTCAGAGAAACTTCAAAGAAGAACTCAAGAACTACTTCAGGGAGTTCCACGAGCTTGTATCTGGTGATGATGGAGATAGAGTGAAGTGCTCTTATAAAGGCTTTAAGAGTGAGATATTCTTTCAGGAGATTGAAGAGGAGAAAAAAGAGGACCGGATAGACTCACATTTTATTAAATTTGATTCCACAGAATCTATATTCGATAAAGAGTATGCCGATTGTCCTGCTCAGTATGCGTCGGATAAAGAGACTCCGATGAATAAGTGGGCTGGTGTTAAAACAAAGCTGTCCGATCTTGATACTTCAAAACTTCATTATGTTAAAGTCCCTGAGAATCACATTGTTATTGACTTTGATATTAAGGATGAGAACGGTAAGAAGTCATTTGAGAAAAACGTTGAGGCTGCTAGTAAGTGGCCTAAGACATACGCTGAATTAAGCAAAAGTGGAGCAGGCATTCACTTACACTATATTTACACCGGCGATGTTAATAACTTAAGTCGAATATATGACGATGACATTGAGGTTAAGGTTTTCACTGGCAATAGTTCATTGAGACGAATGCTCACTAAGTGTGCAAACATAGCCATTGCAACTATTAGCTCTGGATTACCTTTGAAAGGAGAAAAAATGGTGAGTAAAGACGTTGTTCGTACTGAAAAGGGATTGCGGACAACTATAAAAAAGTGTCTTGCTAAAGAGGTCCATTCTGGTACAAAACCTAATGTGGACTTCATCTACAAGATACTGGACGAGGCTTATAACGAAGGCATGCATTATGATGTGTCCGATATGAAGAATGATATTTTTGCTTTTGCAGCAAATAGCACAAATCAGTCGGACTACTGTCTTAAACTCGTGAAGAAGATGAAGTTTAAGTCGGATGATCCAGCACCGCCTAAAATCGAGGATACCGAGCTTGTATTCTATGATGTCGAGGTATTTCCTAACCTGTTCTTGGTTAACTGGAAAGTCGAGGGTGAGGGTAAACCAGTCGTCAGAATGATAAACCCAACTCCAGAGGCAATTGGAGAACTTATGGAATACAATCTCGTAGGTTTCAACTGCCGTAGGTATGATAATCATATTTTGTATGCAAGATTAATGGGTTATACGAACGAACAGCTATATAATCTCTCACAGAAGATCATATCTGGTGAGCCTAATTGCTTCTTTAGCGAGGCATATAATGTGTCATATACAGACGTATATGATTTCTGTACAAAGAAACAGTCTCTTAAGAAGTGGGAAATTGAATTAGGTATCCACCACCAGGAGCTTGGTCTTCCTTGGGATCAACCTGTTCCAGAAGAACTGTGGACTAAGGTTGCTGAATATTGTGATAACGACGTTATTGCGACAGAGGCAGTATTCAATGCTCGTAAAGCAGACTTTGTGGCAAGACAGGTACAGGTAGACCTTGTTAAGTTGTTACACGGTGCTACTGCTACGGTTAATGATACAACCAATACTTTGTCTACCAAAATAATATTTGGCAACAACCGCAAGCCTCAGGGTGTTTTCAACTACAGAGATATGTCTAAGCCGGTAGGGAGTGATCAGTACGAGGAGTACCGTCGCAAGTTCGGTAAAGATTATATTTTCAGAGTCTTTGATGATGAGGGCCTTCCTCAATACAGAGATTACAAGCCTGGAGAAGTTCTTCCAAAGGGTTGGAGTATCTTGCCATTCTTCAAAGGATACAAATTCAAATTTGGTAAATCAACATATTTGGATGAGGAAATCGGAGAAGGAGGACGAGTATATTCTGAACCAGGCATGCATGTAAATGTGTGGGATGGAGACGTAGCTTCTCAGCATCCACACAGTGCTATATTTGAATGTGTCTTTGGTCCTGAATTCACAAAGAGGTTTGAGGATATTGTAGAGGCTCGAGTTGCTATTAAGCATAAAGACTTTGACGCTGCAGGAAAGCTTCTCGGTGGGGCACTTAAACCATATTTAAACGAGGATCAGGCTGCTGACTTGGCTCAGGCTCTGAAGATAGTTATCAATTCTATCTATGGTTTGACAAGTGCTGCATTTGAAAATCCATTCAGAGATCCTAGAAATGTCGATAACATTGTAGCAAAGAGAGGAGCTCTCTTCATGACTCTTCTTAAGCGTGAGGTACAGAAACTCGGATATCAGGTAGCCCATATCAAGACAGACTCTATAAAGATACCAAATGCAGATAAGAGGATTCAGGACTTTGTTATCAAGTTTGGTAAGGAGTACGGATACACATTTGAGACCGAAGCCAACTTCGAGAAGTTCTGTCTGGTTAATGATGCGGTTTATATTGCCAAGGACAGAGACTCTGGCAAATGGACAGCAACAGGAAAACAGTTTGCGGTTCCATATGTGTTCAAATCTCTGTTCAGCAGAGAACCTATTGAGTTCGACGATATGTGTGAGACCATCGCTGTATCCAAGGGCGATTTATATTTGGATATGAATGAGCTTCTGCCTGATGTATCCGATTATGAAAAAGAGTCTGAGAAACTCATGAAAAAATTACTCAAGATGGATCCTAATGATCCTGAAGGTGATCCAATAGCTAAACGAATTGATGAGCTTCGTCCACTTATAGATGAGGGTCATACATATCGCTTTGTAGGAAGAGTCGGCAGGTTCTGCCCAATCAAGCCAGGTTGCGATGGTGGTGTTCTCTATCGTGTCAATGATGGTAAATACTACGCAGCTGCTGGTACAAAGGGATATCGTTGGCTTGAATCTGAGATGGTTGAGGAACTCGGTAAGGAAAATGATATTGACAGGTCTTTCTACACTAAGCTTGTAGATGATGCTGTTGAGGCTATAAGTCAGTATGGAGACTTTGAGTGGTTTATATCTGATGAACCAGTTCCTCCAGTTGAAGAAAAGAAGCTGGACGAGCCGCCGTGGGTAATGGCTTGCGGAAAAGAAAGCTGTATCGGATGCGAACATTTCAGCAACGATCAGTTCCATATGGATTGCGCATTGGGTTATGATATTTCAGACTTAATTGCTATGAACGAAGAAACGCCATTCGACGTTCGCTAAAATTACAACTCCTGTAATGAAAGGAGTGATTATGCATGACTAAATTCAATAACGTCAGCACAAAAGACTTAATTGAAATTGGAAAACTTTCAAAAGAGATTAAAAAGAACATGGCAGACGGCAATGAAAAAATTGCTTATGACATACTTGGTGATCTTAATAATAAGCTTTCTGATCTAAATGGAAATGTGCTGGAAATGGATGAAGTGCTTAAAATCGAATAGCAGAGTAAAGACTCGGCGTTAATTACGTTGGGTCTTTACTTTCTTCGCACTATTTACAACTCCTGTAATGAAAGGAGTGGTATAACATGCTGAAAATTAAAATCATAATATCAAAACTTATATGGAAATTGGCAGGACATTCTCCGAGATGGGGAAACAGAGTCATGGATATTTTAGGTTATGATAATTATTGCAAAATAGCACGTTATCAAAAGATGTAAAAAACAAAGACTCAGCGTTAATAGCGTTGGGTCTTTTACTTTAAAATTTATATTTTTGAAAAGGAGAAATTTATTATGGAAATCACATTTGCACCAAGAGGAATCCTTCAGATCGATGAGGCACGTATCGTGTACAGAAACTTCAGAGGAGAAGGATCGAAGTTTAACAGAGAGGGAGATAGAAACTTCGCTGTCGTTATCCCTAACCAGGAGATCGCAGATGAGCTTATCGAGGCTGGCTGGAACGTTAAGATTAAGCCTCCTCGTGATGAGGATGATACACCATTCATGTATCTACCAGTTAAGATCAAGTTCAACGAGCGTGGTCCACATATTTATCTGGTAACGGGCAGGGTTCAGAACAAACTTGACGAGGAGAGCGTTTCCATCATCGACGATATTGATATTGTAAGTGTTGATCTGGACATAAGACCGTATGACTGGGAGGTTAACGGAAAGTCAGGACGTACTGCATATCTCCAGTCAATGAGAGTTACTCAGGATGCTGACAGGTTTGCTGCGGCTTATATGGATGAGTAATATCGCAAATAAATTGAGAGGGCTCTAAGGAAACTTGGGGCTCTCTCTTTTTTATATTTATAGTCACTAAGCCATTGGACAAACCAACTTAGGAGTGATTCAACCATGAGAGCACAAGCTTATTTAGACATGATGAAAAGACAGCAACAAGAATTGACAGACTTCCCTATTGCTTATGCGTTTAATGAAAAGCAATTAGAAGAGGCATTGGAGAAATTAGGAGCAACTAAGGAAGAGTGTTGCACATATCTCAACATGGGTGATGTCATGAAAAAGACAGATGTACCGGCTTTTAAAGCAATGTTGAGAAGACATACTGAGGAGCTTCAGAATGCTATGAAAAATGAGCAGTTTGCCGAAGAGGCGTTCCGTTATGAAATGGATAACCATGAGTATGCTATTAACTGGTCCGGAGATGATGATGTTTTGGCAGCGCTTTGTCTTGATAAGCAGATGATTAAAGATTTCTGTTTAGAAGATGCTTACCGTCGTGCTCGTAATGCCCATATGAGATATATGGAAGAGTTGGGTGTGATTTGAAAGGAGAGTTAATCATGTTTGATACTATTTATATTTATGTGCCTACATTCAATCAGATTGTAAGAATTTCTGAAGGAACCGGAGATAATCTTCTAGACGAGGATATTGAAGCGGGCTATGTTGATTATATTTATTATGAGCAATATAGCGTTGAGACTGATTTTCCGGAAGTCGACGGCGGAATGGTTATGCTTAAGGAACTATTCAGAAAGCAGTTTAATTCAACAAAAGACTGCATTCCTAATGTTCTTGACATGGCCTACGGCAACGACGAAATTGATTATATTTTGCTGGATAAAAACATTAAACTAAACAACTAAGGAGTTGTCACCTCATGCAAAATTCTAAAATTTTGGAGATGCTTGACAAAGGACAAACAGAAGAATTGAAAGGTTTATTGCAAGATGAGATTTATGCAAATTCATTAAAAAGTAATCCAAGTGCTAAGAAACGTTATGCAGCTATGAAAAGATATTTGAAGACTATTAGTGAGTCAAGACCGATTCTTACTAAGCCATGCGAAGTGGAGTTCGAGGGTGATAAGTATAACTCATTCACTAACTCATATTCCCTTGTACTAACAAAAGAGTCTTGCGGAGAGATTCCAATGTGTGACGAACCTAATAGATATCCTGATGTTACTAGACTTGTACATCGTGCTGGAGATCTTGAGACGGTCAATTTTAATAAGGTTCTCGCAGAGGCTAAAAGTAAAGGTTACAAATATTCTAAGAACGCCATTCACAACAATGACTATCTCATGAAGTATAACGATTCATATTTTAGAATTGGTTTGGTCGATATCACTTACGGTGTCATCGATGAGGGTGAAGAAATTGACGTATATTTTAATGGTAAGAATAGACCAATCACTATTGAGAATGATTTGGGGATTGGTATTATCTTGCCTATTCGTACTGATGGAGAGTTAGAAGGCTCTATCATTGTTGAGATTTGAAAGGAGTTTTTATTATGATGACAATTAATGAGGTTCGCGAGCTTAAGGTTGGAGATACGGTGGTATTTAATGGTGGACATAGCGCTATTGTAATGGAGATACAAGCTTTTGGGAATGGCCGCATAGAGTATGTTCTTAAAGATGCGCTCGAAAAGGCATTTCATTATAATGACGTGGATATAAGCCGTTGCGCTTGTGGTAGCTACCGCGGTCTAAGTCCGAAAGCCGAAGCAATAAAGAGAAGCTACAATGAATATACGGATTACTACAAACACGACGTTGATAAACAATATCTCATAGTTCCCAGAGGTGCCGCTAAATATATAGAAATGCGCAAGCAAATGCTAAATGCTCGTTATGGCATCGGCACTGCAAGTCTACTTCCCGATATTGATGACGTTATATTCAGCGGTCCTGCAACTGTTGTCAAGTGGAAAGACGGCACTAAGACTGTTGTAAAATGTGCAAAAAATGATAATTTCGATCCTGAGAAGGGTCTCGCCATGGCTATTGCTAAGAAGGCACTTGGCAATAAGGGTAACTACTATGAGACCATCAGAAAATGGATGCATCCTGGTATTATCGTTTTGAAAACTTTCACAGTAAAATCAAACGGCGTTGAAACCGAGATAAATAAAGTCTCGTCCGATGATATCATTAAAATAATTAATACTGGAAAACCAGACGGAAACTTCTACTGCTATTCTAAAAAGGAGAAAAAGTACATTGCTGTTGATAATGAGGAAGGCGATGTGTGGACGGAATCCTTTGAGGATAAAAAGAGCTGTTTTGACTGGTTGGAACATAAGGAAAAGACCGTATGAGTAGGCAATTCCTCTACGATTATCAGATGGACGCAGTTGAGCAAATGATAAACGGTTGTATACTTAATGGCGGGGTCGGTTCCGGTAAATCTAGGACCGGCCTTTACTATTATTTCAAAGAGCAAGGCGGAAGTTTTGTAGATGGCGATTATATTTCCATGAAGAATCCTAAGGATCTCTACATTATCACCACGGCTATGAAGAGAGATTCAAAAGAATGGGAAGGCGAACTAGCACATTATTTAATGTCTACTGATCCAGATAGGAACGAGTTATATAATAACAAAATTGTTATTGACAGCTGGAATAATATTAAAAAATACAAAGATGTTTATGGTGCATTCTTTATATTTGATGAGGATCGCGTAACCGGCAACGGAGTTTGGGTTAAAACATTCTTGAATCTTGCTAGGAAAAACAACTGGATTATATTATCTGCAACACCCGGAGATACCTGGCAAGATTATATCCCCGTGTTCATAGCCAACGGTTTCTATAAAAACAAAACAGAATTTACTAGGGAGCACATCATATATTCTCGATTCACTAAGTATCCAAAGATTGATAGATATGTGAACACCGGTAGGCTCATTAAATTGAGGAACCGGATACTCATAGATATGGATTTCTCGAGACAGACAATTGCTCATCACGAAGATGTTTATGTTAGATATGACATTTCAAAGTATAAAGATGTTACTAGAAAACGTTGGGATCCTTATAAGAACGAACCAATCCAGCAGGCCTCTGTTCTATGTTATATTTTGAGAAGGATTGTCAATGAGGATGATTCCAGACAAGTAGCATTACTTGAATTATTTGAGAAACATCCAAAAATGATAATCTTCTATAACTTTGATTACGAGCTTGAGATATTGAAAGGATTATATTATGGAAAGAACATTACTATTGCGGAATGGAACGGACATGCTCACAATCCTTTACCAAAAACTAAGCGATGGATATACCTTGTACAGTATACCTCGGGATGCGAAGGCTGGAACTGCATCACCACAGACACCGTTGTCTTCTACTCCCAAAATTATTCTTATAAAGTCATGGCCCAAGCAGCAGGACGTATTGATCGCCTCAATTCTCCGTACAGGGATTTATATTATTACCACCTTAAGTCTCGCTCCGGAATCGACCTTGCAATCAGTAAGGCATTGGGCCAAAAGAAACAGTTTAACGAAAGGAAGTTTGCAAATTGGACATAAATGCAAAGACTGAAAAAGCAATGTTAATACTTGATCCTGCTCCAGATTGCTGCTGGGCTTGTCCTATGTTGGGATGCGAATCAAAAGACAAATTCATGTGTCTTATTACAGAGGATCACTGTTTTAACGTTGCTGAGGAAAGAGCAAGCAACTGTCCGCTCAAGATATTTGAGTAGTCGCGTTAAAAACACATTCCTTTATGAGGAAAACTCAAATTACATTTTTGAAAGGAGTTTCTATTATGGAACAGATCAAAGGAAAAGTTAAGGTAAGTTTTGGACCGATTAGCGGCCTGCTTGTGGCAAGTGTGGCTTATGCAATACTTGTTGACGCATCATTGCGTTATGACAATTATAAGGAACATAAGAAGCTTGTAAAGCTTGGCGAATCGGTAAAGAGCCTTGGCGAGATGCTGATGGACGTGAACAAGAAACACGAAAAAGAAAAAGAATCTGAGTAAACTCAAAGGCGAGGGCCCCGTAACTGGGGCTCTTACTTTTTACATTTAATAGGAGGAGATTAACCATGCTTAATTTTATTTTTGGTATATTCATCGGAGCTTGTATTGGGCTAATAATCTTGGTACTCGTGTATGAATCTGAAGACAATCGTAACTACGAGGAAGAACGTCTCGAGAGCAAGTTCTACAACGAAATTTATGGTGACGACGATGATCACTTGCTGTAAGGACTGCGTTGCTCCTAAACGGCATGTTGGTTGTCACGCAGATTGCCAGGAGTATATTGACGAAAAGAAAAAGCACGATGAAAGGAAAGCCGAGATTGATCGCAAAAGGCACACCAACAATGCTATAGACGATCATCGCATAGGCACAATAATCAGGCAGATGAAAAGAAGGAGGCATAAGTGGTGAGTAATGAAAAGAAAAAGCTTGGTATTGACGACTGGTGCGGCATTGTCAGCGAGGGTGAGAACAACACCATTTGTAGTCTTCTTAAGAAAGCTATGGAACTCGGCATTGAGGTTGATATTAAGAAAAAGGAGGATCCTAATGTATCGGACAAGCAAGCAGATTGATATGTATAACCGGTTCTTAGAGAAGCACGGGAGAATCGGATATGGTGTCATCGACTGGTACTATATTGGAAACAGTACGCTTGTACTTCATACAAAGTATGGGGACACATATACATATGATGACAAAAAGAGAAAAGTTGTCAGGGTTATGAAAGAGGAGGACAAAGTTCTTGGCGTTATGACTGAGGAAGACTGGCGTAAGGAATTTGCTCTGGTTCTAAGAGACAAGATGAGGAAAAAGGGCATGAAAGGCTATATGCTTGCCGATAAGACAGGTTTGTCCCGTATCGCTATTAGCAAGTATGTAAATGCAACGCGAACCCCATCTTCATATAATCTTGTTCTGATTGCTGACGCGCTCGGGTGCCTTGTATCCGAGTTAACATATTTTGGTAGGTAAACCCGGTATTTGAAAGGAGTTTTTATTATGGCAATGTCAAAGGAAAGAAAGAATCTTCAGGCAAAGTTGAGGAAGAAGTACAAGTGGTCTACTAATACAGACTACGGAAGAGGTGTTATTCTTGGAAAACAAAATGCTTCCGAGCATAAAGATCGTCAGTCCGGCGGCAAGTATGTCACGGATCTATATTTCAACATGTCCGGTTGGGCAACCAGAAAAAGTTTGTCTGGGAATAAAAACGTTCGCGAGATACAGATGACTCTTAATAAGTATAAATAGCATCAAGGACACCATGAGTTTTATGCAACTCTTTGGGCAACGATATCTTTTGAAGAACTTGAGCTTATCTATAATATTGCCAAGGCTGCTAGAGAAGAGATAAAGGAGGAAATAAAATGATAGTAGAGATCACAATCGCTGTAACTGTGACCATTGCGTTGATATTCTTGCTCCAGGTTACACACTTTAGCGGATACAAGAAAGGTTTGAGAGACGCGGCAAAGTTTGTTAATGGTTTTATGGACTTTGCTATGAAAAACAAGGGGGATAAAGATGAAAACAGAAATGACATTTAAGAACTATCAGGAACTCGCTGAGAGGACGATCAATACTGATCTCACAGAAAACAAGAAGCTGGCACACGCTTTGTACGGGCTGTCTTCTGAGACTGGAGAGATCTCTGGCATATTTCAGAAGGAGCTGCAGGGACACGAAGTAAGGCGTGATGATCTTGAAGGAGAAATCGGTGACCTTCTTTGGTTTGCTGCTGAGCTTTGCACGGTGTTCGGCTTTGATATGGGTGAGATAGCTCAGAAAAACATAGACAAACTCAAGAAGAGATATCCTGATGGTTTTGATGAGGATAGATCGGTAAACAGAGATCAATATTCGAAAGAATAGTTTATATTTTGAAAGGAGTTTTCATTATGAAACTAAAAGATATAAGTACGTATAGAGATCATTACAATAACAGATTTTACATGAAGCTGACATATGTGTACGAGGATACTAAAGGAAATGAGCACACTCGCATATATCCCAAGGTTGACTTTCCGATCACGTTGTCTAAGGATCTCCCTGTTGTAGAAAAGATGTCGTTCGGTCCTGGCATGATTAGTCACAACGACCTACAGATCTCATATGGAGATGTTTTTATTCATACCGGATCTGTATCGGTACCAGCCAATATCGATATTGTGGAAAGAATAGGCCCCGGTCCTCTAGAGAAACCGGTTCCCGATATTTTCACAGATGTAAGTAGATATGACAGATTTGATGATGTGTATTATGTCGATTATATATCTAAACCTTGCGTCAAAGAGATGACTCTGGAAGAAATTGAGAAAAAGCTCGGCTATAAGGTTAAAGTAGTTTCTGATAATAAGGAGTGATATTTATGAGAATAGGCACAAAAGAATCTTCGGCATCTATAGATTCATTAAACAGACTTTGTAAGGTTGCGAATGGTGATATTGCGTATTTTATCGCCTGGTTTAATACTGTTGAGACGATGGCTAATGGAGCATGTATACCGGGTATAAAAGCTCTTGTTGAGCTCCGTTCTGGAAACGTTGTGGCCTTAAACTTCGAAGATATAACTTTTATCGATGACATTCACGAAGACCTTATACTTGCTAATGATAATATCGAGTATGTCAACGAATATCTCAAGCAACAGGAGGAAAAACAGAATGATTAAGATTGAAAATGTAGAAGTAATGGGCTGGGAAGCAGCTATCAGAGGTATGAGAAATCCAATGAATTCTTGGGAGAAGAGCGATAGCAAAACCATTAACATGACGTTAAAAAAGCACGAGCTCGCTCCTGGGGTTGAAACTTTGGATTATGAACCCTGTGTTCCGTACATGAGTATCGGCCCAAACGACTTTGACCTCATGAAGCGTCTTTGCAATGCTGGTACAGACCATCGTAAGTTCATGCGGATGATTACTGTATATGCAGATATTACGGCACCACTGTATTGGTGGAAAGAATTTGATACATACAAAGTAGGTACGGTTGCAAACTCTTGCTCAACTATGCACAAGATTGCGGAGAAGGAGTTTGAGATGAGTGATTTCAGTTGCGAGCATTTAAAGCCGACATCTATTAAGATGATGCATGACATTATTGATATTCTTAACAAATACCGTGCCGACTACAACAATCCGGAAGCTGGTAAACTTGGCGTTAAGAAAAACTACTGGTGGCAGATGATACAGCTCCTGCCAAGCTCTTACAACCAGCGCAGAACGGTTATGCTTAACTATGAGGTTCTCGCAAACATCTATAAGTCTCGCAAAGATCATAAACTGGATGAGTGGCATACATTCTGTGGCTGGATTGAGACTTTACCATATTCTGAGTTGATTACTGGTGAAGATAAATAAGAAAGGAGAACAAAGATGAACGAACACCATATTAAAAATGGATATCAGAACATGCTCGTTAAAGATTTGAAAAAGATTCTTAACGACTTACCGGATGATATGCCTATTGTTATTCCGGTTATCAACGAATATGATGTTAATTATATTTATGGCTTTCGTTATGTCAGAACCGCTGGTGAACTTATATCTGATGGTGAACGAGACCGAGAGGTATTATGTCTAAATGCTGCAGCAGATGGACAGGATATTGCAGATCAGGTTCATTTCTCAGGTACAGACATAAGTGTAAATAAAATACTTTTCGGCATATCAAAGTATGATAAAAAAGAGAATAATGCTGATAGGAGTCACGCGTAAAAAGCACTTCCTTTAATGAAAGGAGTGATATTTATGTTTTATATAGCCAAAATGTTATTCACCAATAAAAATTTATCAGAATGGAAGATGGAAAAGTTAAGACGAGAATTTGTCGAGAGACGTGAAATTGCGATTAGCATTTTCAATCCAATGTATGAGAAATGGAATGAGGAATTTGACAAATTGTATCCAGGTAAAGATGGATACAGTAAGGAATATTCTAATTTCATAAGATCTAAGCAAAAGGATGGAATCGATATAGCAAACGCAAAAGCTATCGGCATGAATCGTGTACGGTTATGTCTTGATGAAGTTGGTGATATTTTTGGGGTTTGTGATGAATGGAATACCACAATTAAGCTTCGTTTAGTACGAGCATAGAGATTAAAAGATTCAGAGTAAAATCTGAGTCTTTTCTCTTTGCTTTTTTATTTAATGATCTTATAAGAATTGAAAAATGGATTCGCGAAATATTCATGTTATATTATGAAATAGAATAAAAATAGCATACAAAAACCAGTATGTCAGTCTTTTCGGGTAACGGGTGCCCGAATTAAGTATTTAAACGAAACAAGAGACGTGGTCGTCTATGTCGGCATTACACATATGTGCAGAATGCTAGAGGCAAACTACTGTGTGAAGCGTTGGGCACAGCTCTGGATACGGACAAAAACTTATTCTATTTCTTTTTATATTTTAGTGTGACTAACTGAGAATCACCAATTAGAATACCATTGAAAATATTTTCGCGTAAAAAGCACTTCCTTTAATGAAAGGAGTGGTATTTATGTTTGAAAACATAATGATTAATGGTTATGTTTATGCGACTAGATTTATCGCATCGTGGATAAGAGTAGGTGGTACTCTTAATAAGCCTGGTGATCTTACTAAGTTTGAAGACTGGTTAAAATCGCTGGAGCTTAGTAAAGAGGATATTCACTGCATTAAGTTCTTGGCCACTAACGGTAAACTAGAGCTAGAAGAAGATGCCAAAAAGTTTTTGAACGAGAACACATAACTTAGAGTTAGGCTCGGTGTTTAGTACACTGGGTCTTTTCTCTTTTATATTTTATATTTTATAAAAAGGAGGACAAATAAGTATGCAGGAATTTTTGACAGTGGCTCTTATATGCTTATTGATATCATTTGTTCCGGACGTTGGATTTGATGCCATATTAGCGATTATAGATGTCGTAATTTTATATTTTGGCTTTAAATTTAAAAATAAGGACTGATATGGTCGCGAAGTAAACACACTCCTTTATGAAAGGAGTGATATTTATGAATCTGAATTTAAACTATGAAGGATTCGAGAACTATTTGAAAGAAACCAGAGAATTATTTGGAGGCATTCAGTATCTATTTAAGTTCAAAAACAATTATGGTGCTTCTGTGGTCAAGCATTACGGCAGTTATGGCAACAAAGAAGATTTGTGGGAATTGGCTGTTATTAGGTTTGACCGGTACGATAAATGGCGTTTGAATTTTGATACTGAGATAACTGATGATGTACTTGGTTATCTTACAGATGAAGATGTTCGCGGATATCTGAAGGAGATCAGTGAATTAAATTAATACATAAGTAATAAGGAGATCTGAAACATGGTCTACTATTCTTTATATTTGAAAGGTGGATATTTATGAAAAGATTTCAACAACTTGATGACACTAGCAGAGCATCGATCATTATTGTTACATGGTCAATTGCGTTTGATGCTGCGATGATATTCTGTACAGCTATTTGGTGGCTTATATTTATTTTTGTAAGCCTATCATGGACTATGTATCTAATCTATGATACTAAGCTCGAGCAGATGGAGAAAAGACTTGAGCGAAAGAAAAAAATAATGAATGCCATGTATCGCGAAAACATGAACTTTGCTAAGGACTATGAGGGTAAAGAAAGGAAGAATATTCGATGAAATGGAAGATCTGGTTTAAAACTTTTAATGATGCTGGTGAACAAACTGGCGCTGGTGTTTGCATTAATTCTTATACCAGAAAAGGTAATGCTGTTCGTGCAGCTAAGAAACAGTTTGATGGACTTAAAGGATTCGAATGGGTCGTTAGTCAGACAAATCCATCTATTGTAAAGGAGTGATATTTGATGAGAAGGATAAAAATTTTTGAAAAGAGATGTGCATCTTGTAAGCATTCAACGCTTGTGGACGATTGGGGTGACCTGAAATGTATGGTTAAAAAGTGCTTGGTTTTGTCTTGTGATACGTGTGAATCGTATGAAAAGCGAGCTGAGAACGAGGAAATCGGTGAGGCCAAAGGTGTTGAAGATGCATAAAACGTGAGGGTTTTGAGTTAACTAATATGTAATTCGGTCTTCTTTTTACTTACCTAATATGTAATTTATATTTTGCATTTGGAAAAATTGATCAAGAAAAGTAGTTACATATTGGTTAAGTTTTGGCCAATTTACATATATGGTAAGTTCGTTGCGTATTAGGTAAGCCAGGAAACCGCGTAAATACGTGCTTTGCGGGCTTTTTTGAAAAAACTTACTATATATGTAAGTACCCTTATTAATATGATAAAAAAATAATAAAATATATATTAATAATAGGGCCTCTTACATATATGGTAAGTCATTACGTATTGGTTAAGTTCTACAAATTCTTATTATCAGGAGGTAAAACAAATGTCAGAGGTAGAGTGGATGGATATTTTCGGAGACAACTTACGAGATATTCTCAAGGAACAGAACATGTCCAGAAGAGAGCTCGCTCAAGTTCTTGGTATATCTGAAGCAACGGTTAGCCGATATATCAATAAGAAGCAGATGCCTACAATGGAAGTTATTGTTAACATGGCATATGAGCTTTCAATAAGTGTTGATGAACTTATTGACTTTGGAGATAGGGTTTATTAATTCTTATGATTATCTAGGAGGTAGTCAGATGACGAGATATGAATGGCTAGGCAGATTTAGTTTAAAGCTTAGGCAACTGATGGATGAGAAAGGCATGACGCAAAGAGAATTAGCGGACAAGCTTTATGTATCAGAAGCAACGGTTAGCAAGTACATAAATGGTGAATTGATGCCATCAGTAAGGATGATTGTAAACATATCATATGAGCTGAATGCATCTATCGATAGCTTTACGTATTTCTGTGGACGTATCAATTAATTACATATTTTAAGAGAAGGAGAGTGTTAGCGAAATCTGCACTCTCTTTTCTTTTTGCTCATTTTAAGATTTTATTCATATTTTAGGATTCGCGAAAAAAACATTGACTGTTATGAAGAGAAGAAGTGAATATGCATATTTTATGCTGTCACTTTTAGTTTTTGAAAGGAGTGTTTACATAATGTTGGAAAACAAGTTTCAGGCAAATCTAATCAAAGAGATTAAAACTATATTTCCTAATTCAATTGTTGTGAAGAATGATTCGAGTTACATACAGGGTATCCCGGATCTAACGGTGTTCGTCAAAGACAGGTGGGCAACTCTTGAATGCAAAAAGAAGGCCGGTGCCAAGCATCAGCCAAACCAGGATTATTATGTCGATAAAATGGATCATATGTCCTTTAGCCGATTTATATATCCTGAGAACAAAAAAGAAGTGCTCAATGATCTTCAGGCGCATTTTTGTACTCAGGGCGAGGAGGCTGTTAACAAATGATATTTAATGATCATTCAAAACTCGAAGGACTTCATGCTCCGTTTAGTCCAAGCAAAGCTAGCTGGATTAGGTACACCGATGAAAAAGCGCTTGACGTTCTACAGAACATGAAAGCAGCGGCCATGGGTACAAGATTACATGCCTGGGCTAAAGAAACAATCGATCTTGGTATTAAGCAACCTAAGTCTAAGAAAACTCTATCCGCATATGTGAATGATGCAATAGGTTTTAAGATGAATACTGAGGTTGTTTTATTTTATTCCACAAGATTCTTTGGAACTGCGGATGCTATTTCTTTTAGAGATAATACTCTCAGAATCCACGATCTTAAAACTGGCAAAACACCAGTACATATGGAGCAGCTTGAAATTTATGCGGCTCTTTTCTGTTTGGAATACAAGATCAAACCACAAGACATACATATGGAGTTAAGAATCTATCAGAACGATGAGATCCTCTATCACAATCCAACAGCAGAAGATATTCTTCCAATCATGGATCAGATAGTTCATCTCGATAATTTGTTTGAGACTGTTGAACGTAAGGAGGGTTAACCGTGAATCCGGTAGCAGAAGAACTTAAATCATATTTAGGATGCTCGGATGACGAGCCAAAACTTGCGCATTATGGTATGCCTCGTAGATCAGGTCGATATCCTTGGGGATCTGGAGATAATCCATATCAGCATGGCGAGGATTTTATATCTCGTATTGACGCTCTCAAGAAAGACGGTTGGACCGAAACTCCTGAAAATATTAAGAATGCTTTTGGCCTTACCACCACTCAGTATCGTACTCAGAAAGCCCTCGCTAAGGATGAGAGAAGAATGTACCAGGTTAACATGGCTAAGTCTTTGAAAGAAGACGGTCTTGGCGCTACTGAAATCGGTAAGAAGATGGGTCTTCCTGAATCCACAGTAAGATCTCTTCTTAATCAGAAGTCTGAAGCTCGCATGAAAGCAGCAAGAGAAACTGCTAGTTTCATCAAAGATCAGATTGATAAGAAGGGTATGGTTGATGTTGGTACAGGTGTTGAGAAAGAACTCAACATTTCAAAAGAGAAGCTTAATCAGGCTTTAGCTATTCTCGAAGCAGAAGGATATTCTGTTTATGGCGGTCGAGTACCTCAGGCAACGAACAGCAATCAAATGACAACTATTAAGGTTGCTTGCCCTCCAGGAACTCAGCACAAGGATATTTATAACTATGAGAATATTCATAGTCTTAATGATTATATCACTCGTGATGGTGGAGAAACATTCGAAAAGAAGTTTACATATCCATCTTCAATGGACTCTAAGAGACTCATGATTCGCTATAAGGAAGATGGCGGAATTGAGAAAGATGGGGTTATTGAGCTGAGAAGAAATGTACCCGATCTATCCCTTGGCGAATCAAGATATTCTCAGGTTCGTATTCTTGTAGATGGTACACACTATCTCAAAGGTATGGCTGTATATTCTGATGATATGCCAGACGGCGTTGACGTTATATTCAATACTAACAAGAAGAAAGGTACGCCAGCTCTTGGTCCAAAGGATAATACCGTTCTGAAAAGAATAAAAGATGATCCCGATAACCCATTCGGATCAGCAATTAAAGATGCCGAGTTGGGTGGACAGTATTGGTATGATCCCAAAACAGGAAAGCGAGTCTCTGGAAGTGATAGTAATCCCAACAAGAAGCTTGGTCTTATCAATAAAAGATCTGACGAAGGAGATTGGACTGAGTGGAAAGATGCTTTGCCATCTCAGTTCCTATCCAAACAGTCATTACAAATGGCCAAGAAGCAGCTTGGTATAGCTATTGCAGACAAGCAGGCTGAGTATGATGAGCTTTGTTCACTAACCAATCCAACCGTAAAGAAACATCTACTTAGTAAGTTTGCGGATGAGTGCGATTCAGCAGCCGTACATCTTCAGGCAGCAGCATTACCTGGTCAAAAGTATCATGTAATACTCCCAATTACATCTCTTAAAGAGAATGAAGTGTATGCTCCTGGTTACAAGGATGGATCAAAGCTTGCGTTGATTCGTTATCCCCATGGTGGAACATTTGAGATACCTATACTTACTGTTAATAATAAGAATGCTGATGGCGCTAAGATAATTGGTAAGACATCCATTGATGCTGTTGGTATCAACAGTAAAGTAGCAGAGAGATTATCAGGTGCAGACTTTGATGGCGATACAGTTATGTGTATCCCAACACACGATAGAGCAGGCAAGGTAAAGATTACTTCTACTCCTCCTCTTAAAGGTCTTGAAGGATTTGACTCCAAAGACTATGCGTATTCATATGATGACATCACGTCTGGCAAGGCTCGTATAATGAGAAACACTCAGACGGAGATGGGAAAGATCTCTAATCTTATCACGGACATGACTCTTAAAGGAGCAACCCAAGATGAGCTTGCAGCAGCTGTTCGTCATAGCATGGTAGTCATTGATGCAGAGAAGCATAAGCTTAACTACAAGCAGAGCGAGATCGATAACAATATCTCCGCCCTCAAGAAGAAGTACCAGAATGGCGGTGGTGCATCAACCCTCATCTCCAGAAGTAAGGGCGAGACACCAGTGCTCAAAAGACAAGGCACTCCACATATAAACATCAAGGGTGATCCGCTATATGACCCCACTAAACCAGAGGGATCACTAGTCTATAAGACTGCCGATGATCTGGAATACCAGGTATCTAAGGTGAACCGTCGTACAGGTGAGGTGACTACAGTTACAAAGCAACGTACCCAGAAGAGTACCCGTATGGCAGAGACTAGCGATGCTAGAACTCTTATCTCTGATGCAGATACCCCTATGGAAAGAGCCTATGCGGAGTATGCTAATAAAATGAAGTCCCTGGCTAATCAGTCTCGTCTTGAGATGGTTAATACAGGTAAGATAGCATACTCTAAAACAGCTAAAGCAGAATATGAACCAGAAGTAAAGTCTCTTAAGAAGAAGCTTGATAACGCATTACTTAATGCGCCTCGTGAAAGAATGGCTCAGCTTAAGACTACTGCCGAAGTCAATGCTAAAAAGCAGAATGCTAAGGCTTCTGGTAAAGAGCTTACAAAGGATGAGATAAAGAAGGCCAGTCAGCAGGCTGTTACTAAATATAGACAGGAAGTTGGTTCTATTAAAAGAAGCGACAGATCTATCAAGATTACTGACAGAGAATGGGAAGCTATTCAAAAAGGTGCTATTAGTGAGAACGTTCTTAAGAAGATCCTTGAGAACACTGATGTGGACAATCTTAGAGAAAGAGCCACACCTCGCGCTAAGTCTACCTTGTCATCAGCAAAGATTGCACAAATCAAAGCTTTGTCTTCTTCTTACACAATTCAACAGATTGCTGATAAGTTTGGTATCTCAACATCAACAGTTTCTAAGTATTTGAAAGGAGCGAATTAACAATGGAACATGAATGTATGTTGACAACGTTTGACAATCCTTTTGATCCGTTTGAACAGTTCGTTTCTTGGTTTCTATTTGATACCGAAAAAGGATACAACACATGCTCTTATGTGGGTAGAATAGCAAACATTTCAGATGATATGACAGATCAGGAAAAAGCTATCGAAAATGAAAGAGCAATCGACGAAATTATCAAATATGATTTCATGAATCGTTACAAAAAAGTAACAAAAACGTTTGAGACAGCGGAATTGTCTTCATAAACACACCGCACAGTCGTGAAAAGCATAAGGGGGGGTCGCTGAAATTGCACCCCCTCCCTGCAT